CCGATGGACACTATATGGGTGAGAATGGGAATGTGCTGATTGAATTGAGTGATGATGAGGAAACCTTTGTCTTTATGAAATCGGCTCAATCGGAGTGGTGCGAGAGAATTACAAGCGAGGTTGAGATTGAGGTTACTGATGAGGAAATTGAGTTCGTTAAGGAGTTCGTAAGAGATATAAATGGTGGTGATGGTGAGAACGCAAACTTTAACTACAAAAAAGATTTTATCATTAACCAAAAGAGGAAAGAACTGATTGATAGTATCGGTGAAAAAGTTAGTGATGCTTGTGGTAATTTCACACCCGATATTGAGGGTGATGGTGAGGTGAATGATTGGTATTCATACACCACTAACGAAGATGATATTACCGATAGCGAAGTGGTTATCAAAGGTAATAAACTTATCGTGAGTGTATCAAACGAATACTATTTGTCCCCTTGATGAGTTACAAGATTTTTGGGGTGAGATACAACCCTTAACCTTTAACGAGATAGCACAAATTCCTAACTTGGAACAAAGGCGAATTGCTTTATTGTTTCTTGGCTTGGATAGAATGATTGCAGAGGTGAAGCCAACCTTGGTCAGCACCAAAACAATTAAGAAAAAAACCACTTGGGTTACTGAAAGTGGTGAGTTAGTTGAACACAAGTTTAACGATACCTACGACCTTTACAAAGTGAATGGTGAATACTTTAATCAAGGGGTTGATAATTGGCGAAAAATGAATGATGCTTACTATGTTCGTTGTATGGATACAAGCACCGATAGAGAGTATCTTATTTGGATTGATTTGAATAGTGTATGGAACATTAAATGTGAGAACGATAAGAGATTAAATCGTTGGCAGTTTGATGCGACAAAAATTGATGCTATTGATTGTATTGCTTGGACTATTCAAACCAATATCGCACAAGGTGGAATTGAGAAGATTGTAAGACAAGGTGATTGTATTATGATTAAACCAAAGGCAAAGTACGAAACACTTGGTAGAGAAAGACATTTGAGCAAGAAAGAATATCTTGAATTGCTTGTAGCAGAAAGTTAAAATAAATTAGGTTGTAAACTTTTTTATCCTTATCTTTGAAGTATCAAAAAACAATTAGATATGAGTGCGACAACACAAACCCAAGCAAAGGAAGTAGTACAAAATGTAACTGACTACCTAAATTCATTCAGCAACAAGAACAAAGAGTTTATTGCCGAGATGAATAGAGAACATCGTACCTTGCAACAAGGCTTTACCAAACTATGTATGGAATGGTTGGAGAATTGTGCCAGCGAAGAATACCACTTTGACGGCAGGAACGAAGCAAGCCACAAAGTTGCCAGTGAAATGGTAGAGGGTTTTCGTGATGCCAAAGGTACAATGAGCAAACCGAGTGAATGGTTACCTTGCATATAGAAATCTGTTTTGTTCATGTATATGGAAAGGGGATTGCAGAAATGCAGTCCCTTTTTTATTTTATATTGATCCATAAAAAAGTTGTAAAAAAGTTTGTCTGTAAACTTTTTTGTAGGTATGTTTGTACTATCAAATTAAACACACACATGGCAACAAAACAATTATGTAAGTACGAAGAACGAGTAAAAGTTTTTTGTTACGAGAAAGCAGTAGAGAAGCAAACCGCAAGAGAGTTTGTTTTAAACCACATCCCAAGCGATTGTGCGAGAGTTTTAACCCTATCAGCAGATACATTCTCATTTGAGAACATGGTGTTGAATAGTAGGTTCAGTAAAAACCCAGTGATTGATGCTTACGAGTACGACAAAGAAATCTACAAAAAGGGTAAAAAAAGGTTTGACAAATTAAAACAAAAACACCAAGAGTTGAACTTTTATTTGGGTGATATCTTTTCAGTTGATTTTAAACAATATGATTTTATCAACTTAGACCTTTGTGGTTCATTCACTGTTGAGTTGGTAAATCGCCTTATCGCTTCTTTGCAGGGCTTTAAAGGAACTATCTTTATCACAATGACCAAGAATGTACGAAATACTTTATTAAGAAAGCATTTTGACATCTATGGTGCAAAGAATATGGCTGATTTTAGAGACAATGTCTTCCCGAGTATGCTCAAAGATTATTGTAACTTGGATATGTTTGTTGAGCCATACCAATACAAAAATAAATCTTTGAATACCAATTCAACTGAAATGATTTTGTTTGGGTTTAAAAATGTTGCATAAAATTAGGTTGTAAACTTTTTTACACTTATCTTTGAAGTATCAAATAAAAAACACAATATGAACAATTCATCGTTAACAAGAGGTCAAAAAGCATGGGTTACTCGCAGAGCAAACCTAAAAGCAAACAAGCAAGTACAAGCCAAGAAAGATGCTTGGGCTACTCGCAGAGCAAAGTATGGTGCGACAGGTATGTCAATGAACGCAATCGCATCCACAGTGGTTCAACCCAAAGGTCTTACAATGGATATTAACGGAGTATCGTTATTCATTGAAGAAGGTATCATCGGCAAGGTTGCCATTGGTAAGTTGGGTATACGAATTACAAAGTAAACTGAATTAAAAGGGGAACGAAAGTTCCCTTTTTTTTTGTCCATGGATCTGAAAATAAATTTAAATAAATTTGGTTGTAAACTTTTTTACACTTATCTTTGAAGTATCAAATTAAACAAGATGAAAGTATTAAACAGAGACGAAATGATGACATGGCTCAAAACAAAAGGAGTTAATGTTGTTGGCACCACCGAACAATTCTATGGTGAGGGTGAGGGTAAAGGTATTTGGGTATCAGGTGAGGATTCAGACCTATTCGATTACTATCGTGAGAGCTGGTACAATACCTTTGGTGTTCAACCAAAACTGAATGAGCAAACCGAAAAGCGTGGTTGGTATTACGAGTGGCACGATGCTGGCACGATGATGCTTTGGCCAAGTTAAAATAAATTTGGTTGTAAACTTTATTATGCTTACATTTGAAGTAACAAAACAATTAAACATGAATATAGTAGATTTTTTACAAGCAAAGCCAAAGGTAACCTACCTTTATGCAGACGGCACAACCAAGACATGGGAGTTCCGTTGGAGTGGAATGTTCGGACAAGGGTATTATCGCTTGACCAAGAATGGTCGCAGACACCCAATGAGTTATTTTAAAGTAGCCAAACAAGTGTTCTTGGAGTACATGGACGGAAAATGTGTTTTGGTGGAAGAAAAAAATCTTGTAATTTAATTTGGTTGTAAACTTTTTTATAGTTACATTTGTATCATAATCAATTAAACAAAATAAAATGAACAACCCATTTCCAAGACCGCAAGCGGGAGCGTACAAACCATACTTGGTTTCAGCCCTAACAATTATCGGAAGAACTACCGAAGCAAATGAGTTCGCAAACGGCAATATGAAGCTTGCCATAGTATCATCCATTACGGGCGGAGTAAAGTTGTTCCCCGAGTTGAATGAGGTGTGCGCAAATGCTTTAAATGAATTAGAACCAAACGATACAATCCGCTATTACTTTTGGGGTTTGTCCAATGGTCAGTTCGCAGTGGCTTCTAGCAATGGAGCGTATGTTTATGACCCGACCGACATCAAAGCGGTTGAGTACGTAAAAGAGCAAGTTGAGTTGAGTGACAATGAAGTCATCCAACCATACTTTACAAACTAAGGAGTTTTTGTTTACTCATATATCTATTTGTTTTAATTAAAAAGAGTGGGGCCTTAGGGTCCCATTTTTTTTATAAATAAATTTGGTTGTAAACTTTTTTATGCTTACCTTTGAATTATGAAAAACAAAACAAGATACGATGTAATCAGTCCCGATGGATTCAGTATCCATTTCAGCGACACATACGCAACCAAAGAAGATGCGATGAACGCATTCTTTGAGTGGAAGAAAAGGTTTGAAGGTCAAGGTTACTATTCATCTAACAAGGGTAGGATTGCTTTGAGTGAATTGGAAAAACATTGTCAACTAATTGAAGTAGATTAATATGAAAAACTTTTATGTAACAATCATGTCGATTGACCCGAATGACCACCATGGTAGAGAACAAGGTGATGATAGCCAAAAGTATGGTTATAGTGTTCAAGCAAGGAATAAAGACCATGCTGCTGATGTTGGTGTTGAGCAGTTCAAAAACCAACATGGTAACTTGCCAGTGTATTGGGTAAAAGTTTCTGAAGATTAATTAGGTTGTAAACTTTTTTATCAGTAGTTTTGATATAACAAATTAAACAAGATGAAAAAAATTATCGCTTTTTTTAAACGTGGGTTCCAGGACTTGGGTTACGATTACTACAACCAACTTTATTTATACGATTGTAAACTTTATTTGGGTTATGTCATTGTAAGAAACGAAAGATTTTTTTGGATACCGACATACAAACGTGTAGCGGTTTGTTGTGACAGAGAGGAGTTGGATCAAACTTTAAAATTGTTGCAACAAAATTAGGTTGTAAACTTTTTTATCATTACATTTGTGTATGACTAAAGTAGAAAAATTAGAGCACCGCCTTGCAATGATCGAGGACGATATGAAAGTGATTAGAGCATTCATCTATGAGCAAGGGTTGAACGAGACATTCCAAAAACCAACACCAATGGCTGACGAATGTTGGACACACCTAAACAATATAGAAATTGCTTGTGACCTATCAAGTGAGGAATCATTAGATTGGAGATTATTTTCAGAATAATTTGGTTGTAAACTTTTTTACACTTACCTTTGTACCAACAAAAAAACAAGTATATGCCAACACTACAAGACGCAATTAAAAAGCACCGAACAATCCTTGCAGAGTACAATCCATTTGATATGGAAGATGAACACGATGCTGAATGGTTGTGGGACGATTTTATCTACGAAGTTAAAACAATGATGAAGAAGATGCGTACAAAGAAATTCTTTGCGTATGGCTTATCATTGACTTGGAGAAGGGTTGCAGGGTACACCGAATTTGAAACTGAAAGTGCCACAACATTGGTGAGCAAGTTAACACCGAATAGCGACTTTTCAATCCAATTTTTAGCGACCGAAAACAAAGGTATCATTGAAGTAATTATTTCGCACCACGATGCACCTACGGGTGAAACAATGTACCTTATGTCACAGACAATGGAGAAGAAGAAAGGAATTAAGGAAAGTTATTTTAATTAAAATGAAAAATAGAGAGGACGTATTCTTTTATATAGTGGTTACCTTTGGGGTATTCGTTATATCCCTTTGGGTTGTCGCAATGATATTAAATTTATTTGTTTATTTAGTTAAATAAATTTGGTTGTAAACTTTTTTATCAGTACATTTGTTTTAACATTAAACAATTAAACAATGGCAAAAAAATCAGAAGACATTAGAACAGAGTTTGGGTTACTAATCTATAAGAACGACTACGAGGGAGCAGAATGGTCAATCACTGGGTTTCCAAGGGACGAGCAGATAGCTCGTCATTTTCAATCAGCATACGATTTCGAGGATTGTATCAAACGCAATGTAAATTGTAGCGGTATAAACTTTGATAGTGAGTATAGCCAGTTTTGGGCATACGCCAAGACCAAAGCGAGATTGGTATCGTTCGCCAAGCAGATTGAGAAGCACTTTGCAAAGGCGAAAGCGATGACAGAAAAAATGTATTAAAATTTGGTTGTAAACTTTTTTATGCTTACCTTTGAAGTATGAAAATCAATTACGACTTATTAGCGGTTTTTATTTTAATCATTTTAATCAGCACAACAGTTTTACTAATCTTAATCTAAATGGAAAATTTTAATCAAGTATGCGTTTGGGAAGGCACAGTTGTCGGAGCAGACGAAGTAGCAAACTTTGAGGGCTGGTTGCAGTCAGAGTTCGGAGTACGAGCAAAGTATTGCGATGAGGTATTGACCTTACCAACACCAGGAGAAGAAGGAACAGGTGGAAGAAGTGATTTGTTCTTTCGTGTCCACGATGAAGATGTGATGAAGTTCGCAGTACCACGATTGGTGGTTGGCATCAAGTGGTGGGAAGATGTTTTGGGTAACGGCAATGGAGAATTGTATCCCGAAGAAATTCTAAAAAAATATCCAAAAACTTGGTAATAAATTTGGTTGTAAACTTTTTTCTTTGTATGTTTGCTAAACAATTAAACAACAAAACAATATGTCAAACATTTTAAGAAAATTAGCGGGTATTCCCGACCAAGACCAATTAGAAGAACAAAAAATTAACACGCAGTTGGAAAGTATGAAAGACTTTGAACGAGTAATACATATCCTTTCATCTTGCGTCCACGAGGCACACATTGAAGTAGCAGATAATTGCTTTCAAGTGTTCAAAAATAAGTGGCAAAGACTTTCCAAAGAGGTTATGGACTACAATTACTTAATCTATCGTAAAGAAAGAGAGAGGTTGTTAGAAAACCTTAAAAGACTTGATAGTCTTATGGAAGAACGAAGTGGCGAGTTGTTGTTGACTTGACACTTGTTTAATTGTGAAGAAAGGGGGTAACGAAAGTTGCCCCTTTTTATTTAGAAAGTTATTCACAATAAATTTGGCTGTAAACTTTTTTCTACATACCTTTGCACTATGGAAAACACAGAGAAAATTATGGAGAACCTTACCCAACAATTATCAATGATTGATAGTCGTGTTGGGGAGATTAAGGGGGAGATTGCGACACTTGATTTCCAAATGGAGATAGGTAAGATTGATGCAAGATTGTATCGTATGAAACGCAAGACCTTGATGTACGAATTGTCATTGATTGACAAAAAAGTTGGCGACATTAACGCTGACTATCAAATAAACGAAATGTTTAGGGAGTTGGGAATTACCTTATCAAATAATAACACAATATGAAAAAGTTTATTTTAATCAGTTTGTTTTCATTGGGGTTGAATGCGTTTGCTCAATCCCCGAAACTGAAAATAGTTTTGTACCCAAACACCGACATTGAATACGACCAAGCGGTGAGGTTGATGAATGATACCACATTCAGCAAAGATTTTTGTTTTGATATTATTCGCAAACAAAAAGACCCAACCTTTCCAGCACAATACGGAATAGTTAAAGTTGATTTCGTTTCTTGTGAGGGAGATATTATGGTTGCGAGTTGTCAAGCGAATACAATGCCCAACAAGAAAGAATTAACCTTGTATGCAAATATGTCTTTGACCATTGCCAGTGATCCAAAATTAAGAAAAACTACAAAAGTTTTGTATTAAGATTTGGTTGTAAACTTTTTTATGGTTACATTTGTTCTAACATTAAATAATTAAACAAATGGACAAACAACAAACACTACCCGAAGCATTGCAGTTATCACAAGAGTGGTATGATGAAACTGCTAAACGAATTGAGGAGACCTTTGGCGAGACCACCGAAAAGATTTCCGACTTTATGGAGATTGAAGCGAACAACATCAGAGAGGAAGAATTTGGAGAGGTTGATGTTAACATAACAAAGTACGAAAGGAAATTGGTTTTGATTGGCTACCTTATCGGATTGCAGAGAGGTAAAGAAGACCCGATGAGTTCATTCATTCAGTTCTTATTGAGCAGAGAAAAAAGGGGTGAATAACCCCCTTTTTTTTGGTTGTAAACTTTTTTATTCATACCTTTACAATATGAAATTAAATAAATTATATTCTATCGGTCAATTAATATCAGCGATATTAATGGCTTGGTTTTCGTTCCATGTGGCAAACACTTGGGATATACCAGTGAACAATCAAATCGGCATGGCTTTCTTTGGTTGTTTCTTTCTTGGCATTGCAATCTTACTTATTTTAATTGAAATAAAAGATTTTTGCAAAAAGATTTGGTTGTAAACTTTTTTATGCGTACATTTGTATCAACATTAAACAAATAAACAATATGAAAAAGTTAATCGCTATTGCCGTTATTGGCTTAATCTCAGTAAGTGTATTCGGACAGGACGCACAAAATTGCGAGGTTGCTCGTCAAAAGTACCTTGAAGCCAACCCCGATGTAAAAAGAGACGGAGTTGACCCTTGGAAGCACTACAATGAGAATGGAAAGAGAGAGGGAAGAAAGTGGTATCCTTGCACCGAAGAAGTAAAGGTTGTGGAAGCACCTAAATTACCCGAAAGTGTATTCCAAACGGATATGACCATTGTTAAGAACAAGACAACGAATACATTGGTTATGACCTTTAAAGTAACAAGTGCGTTCAACAACGCTGACATTGAAGCGGTAAAGCAGTATGTTCAGTTCTTTTATTCTCGTGAGGGTTACAATGGTTGGACACCACAAGTATCGCACAAGGGTGAAATTTGGACATTCGTATTCAACAAGTGATTTCATTCTAATCAATATGAAAGTGGGGGCAATAGTCCCCATTTTTTTTTAAATAAATTTGGTTGTAAACTTTTTTATGCGTACATTTGAATTAACAAAACAAAACGGATATGTTAAAGATAATCATCGCACAATTCCCGAGCAAATGTTACGCAAGTAAAAAACGTTTGAAGAAGGGTGATACAATCGTCTATGATGTGATAAGGAAGGTCGCATACCACCCAAGCCACGCACCAAGACAAACTTACACCGATGATGGCAAGGTTCAGTTAAACTAAAATAAATTATATATGGACAATAAACATTTAGTCGGCAAAAGAATCAAATTAATCTCAATGGTTAATGAGCAACACCCAGTGGAGAGTGGTACGGAAGGTACAATCACAAATGTTGGGTTTGATGTTATCAGCGTCAAGTGGGACAATGGTAGAGTATTGGGGGTGATCGTTGGTGAAGATATTTATCAAATTTTAGAATAAATTTGGTTGTAAACTTTTTTACGCTTACATTTGTACCAATAAACAATTAAACAAAATGAAAAGAGAAATTAAAGTTATCCCGTTAGTACTATCGAAATTACTTGGTAATGAAGTGGGGAAGAAATTCCCCATTTTTTTTTTCAAATTAATTAAAATAAAGTTTGGTTGTAAACTTTTTTTCGCATATCTTTGTATTAACAAAACGAAAGAAATATGTTAAATCAAAACAATGTTAAAGTCCTAACTGAAAAAGAGGCACAAATCTTAAAGGCTATCAATGATGGCGGCAAAGGTACATTTGCAGAAGTTACTGCATTGGTTGAGCAATCTATGTTAAAGAGAGGTAATCCTTTGGCGAAAGAGGTTGTAACCAAACTAACTACCTACAATGTGTTGCTGAATGCTAACTACACAAACTTGGTAAACAATGCCAGAGTGAGAGAAGGTAAAGAAGCAAACTTTGAAGCCAAACAAAATTGGCACGAGAAGGTTTATGATAGTGAGAATGGCTCAATTGTATGCAATCGCAACAAAAGAGAAAATCGCTACTTAATGGCTTCAATCAATTTCGCTAAAACTTTAACTTACTTTGTGAATGGAGTTGAAGCCACACAAGAGCAAGTTGAAATCATCAAGCAATTCAAATCAAGTTCAAGTGCTAAAAATCAAGGCTTGGATAAAGAGGTTGTCATCCGTACAATTGGTATTGAAGGCATAAAAGAAGTAAGAGCAAACAAACAAGTCCTTACCTACTAAAAAGAATGGGGGAGAAATCCCCCAAACTTTTTTTGGTTGTAAACTTTTTTATTTGTACATTTGTATTCTAATCAATTAAACAAAATGGCAACAAAAACATTTAAAATCGGGGAGTATTGTCAAGGCGGAATTATTACCGCAGTTGCAACTGAAAAGAAAGTAACTATCATTGGCAAAGAGTGGGGAACGCAAGAGGAGTTCACCAGGTTGGAAGTTGATCCAAACAACGAATTTGCATTTAGAAGGTTAGACGAGTTCTTGTGCGACCTTACAACAAATTACTATGCTTGTAAAGTCATTGAATGGATTGAGAGTGTAGTAAAACTAAAAAACGGGCTGTTCTGTTAATTTTCATATTTATTTTATTTATTTTTGTGGAATGGGGTGCAGAAATGCGCCCTTTTTCTTTGTTGTAAACTTTATTATGAATACCTTTACAATATCAAATTAAACAAAATGAAAAAGTTAATTTTATTTATCGGGTTGGGGTTGTCATTGAATACGTTTGCTCAAACGTCATGGACTGAATCAACACAAAGTTTGAATCCGAGTGAGTATAGCACTTATATGGGGGTTGACGAGAATGGATACCCAATCTACAAAAACACCAATTTTTTTAGAAGCACAAGTGCTAGAATAGGGGCAACTATTGTTGGGTTGTTTGGTACGGCAATAATAACGCATATTATTGTTGATAGAAGGAAAGATAAGAAACGACAAGAGACGACACAACTACAAGAGAATGTTGAAGTTTAAAATAGATTAAAATAAAATTTGTTTGTAAACTTTTTTATGCGTTAATTCGCATCAATGAAAAAGATAACATTCTTAATCGGGTTCGCAGTTAGCACGTTGGTTGCAAACGCACAAGCATTGATTGGGGTTAATTCTAAACTAAATAGATTTTCGCTGGGAGTTGATGCAAACGGCATTGGTTACTATGGTTTTGTTTCCTATGGTGAAGTAAAACAAGGTACGCAATCAGCACCCTTTAGATTTGATTATATCGCACCCGAATTGCATCCAAACGCAAAACATTACGATATTGCAAATGTATGTAGCACCGAAAAAAATACGTCCCTTACAATCGGTAAAATACTAAACAATGATGATGATTTGAGGGTTGGGGTTAACATTGGGGTTAACATAAACGAAAAACAATACTTTAACAACTACAACGATAAAGATTTGGGTTCGTTCAGTATCTTGGCAAGTGGTGAAACAAAAAACACTTTGGTTGGGGGTTTTTATTTTAATTACTATATTCTTTGGGCAAACGTAAATGTCAACACCAATAAGGAATTGACGGCAAATTTTGGTTTATTTATCCCTTTGGTTTACGAAAAAAATTGCTTAAAGTAAAAAAATAATTGCCAAAAAGTTTGCACGTAAACTTTATTATTTAGACCTTTACACCATAACCCAATTAAACAAATTAAAATGAAAAAGTTAGTTTTATTATCAGCAGCAGTTTTGGTAGCAGTAGGAACAAGTTTCGCAGGTGACCCAATCAAATTAAAGAAGCACAAAAAAAGAACCCGTTATGTGCAATGCGATGCGTATAAAACGCAGTACGCACCAATCAAACCCGAAAGACATAAGCACCATACTTGCGATGCTTACAACTAAATAAAATAGGTTGAATTGAAAAGGGGACGAAAGTCCCTTTTTTTATTTTATTTAAAATAAATTTGGTTGTAAACTTTTTTTTGCTTTTTTATAAAATAAAAGGGATCCATTTTATTTTTCATTTTAATTAAAATAAATTTTGCGGTAAACTTTTTTATGCATATCTTCGCATCAACAAAAATAAATAGATATGACACAATTTGAACAAGCACTCGCAAGCGCAAGACAAGGTAACCTTCAAACACCTTCGGTTTCCATGGGCAACAACGCAATTGACTACTTTACCTATCAATTGTCAGTACACCACTTTAACCTTAAAATCATGGCAAAGGGCATGACCTTCAAGGGCATCACCTTCACGCAGATTAAAAAGTACTACGGACTCAAAGGAAGGGGCGCAAAGGATTGCCTAACGCAGTTTGAGCAGATTATGAACGACTACAAACAAGGGGTGCTTTAAGCACCCTTTTTTTTTGTCCATAGATCTAGGGAAAAAATAATTTCAAATTAATTAAAAACAAATTAGGTTGTAAACTTTTTTATGTTTACCTTTGAATTGTCAATGGGAAACCGAGACGGGCGGGGGTAAGACCACGAAGTAAATCAGAAGCACGTTGTCTTATTTTTTTTTACAAAAAAATTTTAAAAAAAGTTGTCAAAAAATTTGGTTGTAAACTTTTTTTTGCTTTTTTATAAAATAAAAGGGGGTTTGTCTTTTTGTTTAACTTTCGGGCAAAATCATTAAACAAAAAAATATTTTCATTTTAATTAAAATAAATTTGGTTGTAAACTTTTTTATGCCGTACTTTGCATCAAGTTAAACAATTAAAAACAATTAAATATGTTCTACATTAACAACAACGACAGCGTTAACGCATTTATGCTTTTAGAAAAAGCGGGTTTGAATTGGTCAGCAAACAAAGAAGTTTTGCAGACGGCAAGTGGTATCATCACAGATAGCGTTGCTATCGTTCGTGAGGACACGCAAAAAATCTTGGGGGTGCATAAGTCATCTTACGAGGTATTCCAAAACCAACAAATGGCAGAGTTGCTATTTCAGTTGTCGCAGTCAGCAGATTTGCCTATCCACAACGCAGGGTTGTTGAATGGCGGTTCAAAGGTATTCATTCAGTTGAAAACCGATGATTTGGATTTGTCTTATGGCGATAAGGTAAAAGGATACCTTACGGCAGTCAATTCGTTTGACGGCAGTACAAGTCTTGCGTTTGGTCATTCAACTACTACAATCAGTTGCCAAAATACTTTCTTTGGTGCTTATCGTGGGTTGGGTTCAAAGATTAAGCACACGAAGTCAATGATTATCAAAGTTGATGATTTGCTTCGTTCAGCAGAGCAAGTTCGTGCCGAGGAAAAGGCAAACTTTGAAACTATCCAAAAGTTGGCAGAAGTGCCAATGGCGGACAAGTGGGTTGATGAGGTGTTGAAGGGGTTGTTTGCGGTATCTTTGGCGGACGTTAAAGCAGACGCAGACACAATCAGCACACGCAACAAAAACAACATTATGCGTTTTCGTGAAGCGTTGGCACAAGAAACGGCATACAAGGGTAAAACCTTGTGGGGGTTGTTCAGCGGTGTAACGAAGTACACAACGCATATGTTGGGTTCGGACAAGGACGATACCAAAATGTTCGGTTCGGTTGCTCAAAAGGAACGCAAGTTGTTTGAGCAGTTCGCAGAGGTGGTGAAGTAATCATCACCACACGCATAGAAAGGGGGCAAATTTGCTCCCTTTTTTGTTTTATGGGTGTTTTATCGTTTGAGGTATTAAAGTGCCTTAAATCGCCTTAAAATCGTTTCCATGGATCTAGGGCAAAGGGCAAAAAAAACGGCAGTCCCTTTTATTTAAAAAAATAATCAAAAAAAGTTTACAACCAAATATTTGGGCAATTATTTTTAAAAAAAAATATTTTCAAATTAATTAGTTTGAAATTTGGTTGTAAACAAACTAAACGCTATCTTTGTGTCTCACAATTAAAAACAATTTATATGAACAATTTAACAGCAAAAGAGCAACAAATTATGAACGCTATCAACGATGGCGGTAGTGCAACATTCGCACAGGTAATCGCAGTAGTAAGCGAAAAACAATTAAAGCGTGGTAACCCATTGGCGAACGCAGAGGTAACGAAGTTGGTAAACTACAATTTCCTTTTGAACGCAGTTTACCAAAACGCAGTAAACAACGCACGAGTAAGAGAGGGCAACGAGGCAGATTTTGAGGCAAAGCAAAATTGGCACGAAAAAGTTTACGATACCAACAACGGGTCTATCGTTCGCAATCGTAACAAGGTAGATGATAGATACCTTTCGGGCATCGTGAACAACGCAAAAGTAATCACTTACTTTGTGGACGGCATCGAGGCAACGGCAGAGCAAGTTGAGGTAATCAAGCAGTTCAAACCTAAAACCACAAAGGCAGTCAATCAAGGTCTTGAGAACGATATTATCTTTCGCACTATCAAGGTTGAGGGTATCAAAGAGGTAAGGGCGAACAAGCAAGTACTTACCTACTAAACGAGAGGTAAACGGATAAGAGAGGGGTGCAACAAAGCACCCCTTTTTTTGTGCCTTATTTGCCCGCTATTCGCTTAACTATATACGGGTGGTATATTGATATCATTTAAGATTAAACCCCCTTAAAACGCTTTAAAATGCGAAATAGACCCTGTGGATCCCCCCCTCTCCAAAAGCCCCCCATATACCCCCCCGCTCCCCGCCAAAAGAGGGGCTCAAACATCCGTGTGAACCTTTTCTTAAAAAAAAATTTCCAGGTATTTTTTTTCCAAAATTTCGGACCCCCTGTATACCCCCTTTTTTACAACACCCATTTCCAAAACATGACCCCCTTTTTATTCTGAAACCGTTTTTCAAAAAAATTTCTGGGGAAAATTTTCATTCAAAAATTCGGCCTTTTAAACGATATCTTAAATTATCGGCTTTTTAAACGATATTTTTAAATTATCGATCATTTGCACGATATTGTTTACAGTAAACTATAAACCATAAACAAACTATTTATATGTAAATCAAAAAACCATGTTCAAATACATCTCAGAAATTCTTTCAAAGCTATCAGTCGGCCAGCGTCTACTTGCCCTTGTATTCTTATTGCTTTCCATCACCTTCATAAGCGTGGGCCCAAAGATCGTGGGTGCGTTTACCCAGGACAATGAGGAGTTAAAATCAAAGATCGACCTTCAACGTACTGAAATTCAATCTCTTACACAAAGAGTCATGCAGTTAAACGATCAGGTAATCGAAGGTCAGATGTCTTGCACCAATAAGTTTGCTCAGAGGGAACAGGAGATTCTTGCCATGATATCCTCTCTGGAAGCTGAAGCTCAAAAGACCAACGGCAAGATTACCGTTCTGGAAGATAAAAGAAATGAAAACCCTTTCGGTGGGGGTGACTACCAGGAACCTGATGGTGACAACGGAACGGGCGATGACCGCCCAAGGGTATCCATGATGCGAATTTCCGAACCAGTTGTTCAGACAAAGACCATCATCAAGACCGATAATACCAATATGCTTAAGATGATCAAGGATATGAAAAAAAATCTTAAAAAAGGCGAACAGTAGAAACTTTTAATGATAAAAAGGTATTTATTTAAAAATATAATTTTATGGGTAACAAAAATATGTTAAATGAGGAATTAAGTAAAATCAAAGGTCTTATGAACTTTATGGGTGAGAATATCATCAATGAAAATGAAATGAGTCTTGAAGAGGCGGATACAACCATCATGGGTGGTGTTGCCAAAAATCTTTATCTTGATCTTAAGAAACAACCCATTAATACACCTTTGGACAAAGAGGGTAAGCCAATGATGAACATTAAGGGTGAACCCATTGAATACAAACAAAAGGTTTCAATGTATTATCAAAATGATAGCCTAGGTAAACTTGGTAAATCCATTGACATCAACAGCAAAGATTTCAGCGAAATTACAATTCACTATAATGTATATTACATACACGTAATTGGTTTCCCAACAAAACAAGAGGCTGAAAAAGTTCTTCAGGATGTTTTATCCAAATACCCAGATCAAATGTCTGGTGAGGTTAAATTTGTTGAGAGCGGTAGCGGTTTTGCTGACAGATATTCCATTGTTGTGCGCTTAAATCAACAAAGCAGCAGATCGTTGTATAATCCAAATACATATAGCTACAGCGCAAGACCAAATTCCAACGACAGAAAAAGAATGGCAAACGGGTAAAATAAAAAACCCCCTTATCGCTAAGAGGGCGTGTTATTTATTGCCTACTGATAACTTTTTTTTTATTTATTTAAATCGTATGTGGGTAAGGTGTCCTTTGGTTGAATACGTTTAACGCTCTTTATTAAACTTGGGTTATATAAAACCATCATGGTGTCACCATAACCAAAAGCGTTATCAACGATCTCGTAATCAACACCCAAACCAACCAGAAACGTTCTCCATGCAACCGATTTGGGACCTTTAAGGTAATTGTGGTTTATTAATATGTTATTCACCAAATATAATGGTATGCCATCATTGTGTATTCTGTAATTGGCTAAATTAAGTATGGTCTGTGCCGTTTTTTTGGGAAAGCTTTGATTAAGGAATTGCATTAAAGTTTCCATATCCACCTTCTTATCATTTATGTCCACACCTTTTTGTACCGAAACCAAATACATCTTCCTATTGCCCTTTGCATATTTTTTTGCGACATCATAATATGTTGTCAGGTATAAACCAGAACCATATCGCTGTCTATCAGTTTTTTGTTGTATATCGTATTTGATCTCATCCAAATCGCCACCATGAAAGAAATTCATTAAATTGCTGTCGCTGGGTATCTCTATCATTTCTTCGGAGACACCCATCATGGTCTTCATTCTGTTTATTTCTTCCTTTAAAGTTTTTTTCATATCATTTATCCAGTAACTTTCTGTATAATCACATTTAAATCTGTTAACGTTATCGCTTGAGTACCTGTCTCGTTAGTTACCCATATCTCAAAAAAGTCACCAGTGGCGACTTGGATAACGTCTTGTGTTGCAAATGGCATTGGTGTACCTGCAACAGCAGCTCTAATTGATACCCTGGACTCGGCTATAATGGTTCCATTTTCGGCCACACCAACACCAATAGTTGAGTTGTTAGCCGCAGACTGAACACTCCCAACCACAGTAATTATAAATTCAGTTGTTATACTACCCGCATAAGTTAATCTATTAGTAGTTGCGGTAGTCCATTTCGGGGAGTTACCAGCCCCAACAACAGTTGTCCCAGCAGCTTTCAGATAAGTGTTTTGAACTATACCCGTAGTTGCAGTGGCATTGTTCTGCATATAATAATGACCAACGTTACTTGAGTTAGTTATACCAACATTATTAATAAATAAAGCTTTGTTTGAGGTATGATCGTGACCAGCCAAATATGTGCCACCACCCGAAAAATTGCAATATGTTAAAATATAAGCATCCGCTGGTATGGTTGCTGTGGTTGATACGTTGATTCCCGTTTCACCTGATAAAACCACAAATGAACTGTAAATAATTCTAAATCTTCTGGAAATGGTTAAACTTGGTGGTAAAATAAATATGGTATTACCAGTGGTTCCATTAAATAAACATTGGGCGAATCCAACCGTTCCGATGGTTCCATCAAAGGTTAATGAAGCGCTTTCCAAGAAAGCGCAGTCCGTCATGATAACGTTTGCGTAATCTCTTATTACGCCTATTGTATTGCAGTTGGTAAAGTTAACACCAAACCAGTCTATTGCAGATGTTGTAACATTACCAGCTAAGTTTAAAGCCACGTCCGCTTCAATTGTTAAATTCCTGATCGGTAAGGAGTATACTGATGATATCATAGCTTGACCAGTTAAACCAGTTGATAATATCCTACAGTTTTCCGAGGAGCCGCCCAAAAGTGTTGTGTTGTCTCCACACACTAAACGATCACCCTGAAGGTCCACCACACACACAAACATATAAGTTATGTTATCAAGCAAAGTGATAACGCCACCAACTGCTGCGGGTAAATCATCCGCTCTGCTTACGAATACCCAATCAGCGTTTATGCCGATCTCCACTTTTCTACGTAGCGCACTAATCCCATTAGATAAAAAGGTGTTGGTGCTATCATCATAAGTTAAGTTAGATGAAGAGGCGAAAGATCCGTTTTTATTGTATTGTATCTCCGTTGGATTGCCTGTTGCAGAAGCTGTGGTAACAATCCAGTTTGATCCATCACTTTGGATGGATATGCTTGTGTTTTGCGTAAGGTTTATTGATGCCGAACTTCCATCAATCGTTTGGCTACCTGTTGTTACAATGGTAACAACACCCGTCCCGCTATTCTTTATAATATAAAGTTTATTTGTTATACCAACCGCTGTGGGTAAGGTAATATTAAACGTTCCAGATGTTGCATTTATAATGTAGTCGGTGTCCAGTGCGGTGTATGTTGCGGACACCAGGGTGATTGGGAGATTTGCATCTCCTATGGATTTTAAACTATATGGCATAACTTATGATGGATTTCATTCTATGTACACTCTCATTAAGTTGCATATCCTCTTTCGCCTTCTTGTTGTAATCTCTGGCGATTCCTTTGTTTGTGTCTATGCATTCTTCTGGAGACATTTCATCAAGTTGCTCCAATGTGAAGAATTTCTTACCTGTGTGTTCTTTCTTATCTAATCTAATACTCTCTGTGTCAAATTCGTTTGTGTAGAACACGTTTAATTGTACATCATCCAATTCATATGTTTTTAATTTTTTGAACGATTTTAATTCAACCCCAGCTTCTTCTTTAATTTCTCTTTTTAATGCTGCTTCTGGTGATTCACCTTTTTCAATGTGTCCACCAAGCATTCCGTATTTCCCTGGATTCGTTGTTTCCTCTGGGCTTCTTTTGAATAATAATACTTTATTGTCGATCACAATGAACAACAATGCAATTCTTTTCTTTTCCTTTTGTTCCGCTTCATTCATCATGTTGTAAGACTCTTCTTTTGTCTTTCCCCATTTCTTTCCTTTTCCTGGTGTTCCACAAGATGCTGGTGTTGGCCTGCATGAAGGATACTTTGATCTTTTTTCACCAGCTTGTCTTCCACATGCTTTGCATTTCTTTTTACCGTCCGTGTTTCTGCATGTGTTGCAATCAACCCATCCTTTGCTTCCACCACCACCTCTTCTTGAAAACCATCCGTGAAGTCCGCTTTTCTTTTCCTTTGAGAAATCGGTCTTCTTTGCTTCATCAATATCATCGTCAAAATCTGGATCGTAGTCATCAACGCCAACTCTACCCCACTTCTTTTTCTGTATAAAGCTATCCCTACCTACCGCATTTGGTGTCCCGTAAGTTCTTTCTTGACCAGTTTCATCCTTATACATTGAATTCTTTTTAAATTCAGCGTATTCTGGGTCATCAGCTAAATCCTTTGAAAATTGAAATTTTGCGTCCGAATGGGCTTCATTTTGTTGTCCATCCAAATACTCATCCACCCATGCTTGCAATTCGTGAACGTCTGGAGCGTAGTCCTTACCCTTTCTTCTTGTGATTGCGTCATGCGCTTTGTATATGAGTTCCTTTACATCTTCTGGTGCGTCATTAATATCTTCTTCCTTAAGATCCTTCCAGATCTTTCCTCTTCTGCACTGAACAATGGCACCAGATCTGTATGCTGATGGTTTGTCGTATTTTCTTCTCGCTATTCTAAGACAACGGTCCGCTTTCTTTTTCTCCTCGTTAATAACGTCAAAAGACTCAACAACAAGATCATCATTGATCAAGCCCATTACTTCCACAAGTCTATTTAAATCTTTTTGTTCCATCTTAATCGTTTTGGTTTTTTTGTTGCCAATCATATGATACCTTATCATCGGTTATCGGACCACCAGCCGCCCAGGTGTAACAGGTGCGAGCTGAGTGACATTTAAAATGGTGCATCCAGCAATAACCCAATCTACCTTCTTCATCGGAAACTTCACCTGGCATACACTCGTCCATTCTTGGGGAGATATCGAAAGCAACGCAATTACCGCAATTGGATTTCTTTGCAACCTCTGGTTCAGTCTTCCATTTTTTGGCATATCTTTCCCAATACTCCTCGTCATTTAAATTCAATGGGCCGTATTGGATATATTCTGCCTCTATTGATTTATTTCTATTTCTGGTATTCAACTCAAGATCCTGAGTCGCCCTTGGGCAAGCCATTTCAGATTCAGAAAGCAATCTTCTGTTTAATCTCTCTATGAGTTGTTTTTTCTTTTTTAATTCGATTCCCATACTAATATAAATATAATTTTTTCTTTAAAAATTTGAATCTATTATTTCTTTTAATCTTTTCAAATTTTCGTTTAACCCCTGTGGATTTCTGTACATATCTTCTCTGTGTGAGAAGTCTCTGTTTTGCCCTTTGTTTTCAACAAATCCGAATCCTTTATAGAACTGTTTTAACCTTGTTACATTTCCACCGTAGCTGCTTGATGGTGTTAGAGTTATCTTAAACCCATTTTCATCGGCAACCTTAATAAGATCTTCCATAAATTCCGTTCCAAGACCCTTCCCCCTCATTGTATAAGGTACCATGAATCCTGTGAGATATACACGCTTCTCATTACCCTTAATTGTTGGGTAAAGTTCATATCTAACATCTGGATGTCTGGCTCCTAATTGGTCAAAAACGTTCATGTTCTTATAAATACTTAAGATTTCCCATTTATTTCACCAGATTTCACTAAAAAATAGGCTTTATACACCATTTCATGGTGCGGAAGTTTATGATGATCCTTTGAAAACTTAAATTCATCAATTTTTTGTCTCAATTCATCAATGAATCCTTCAGTGAAGGCTTCGTGGTAAATTTCCTCTGTAATCTCTTCATTTGTCATATTTTAGGGGCTTTTTCTTATATATATCGCCAAAACTAATAAAAAATCCCGCTTTTGGCGGGATTTAGTGACCTTGTGAAGATTATTTTATTTTGCTTTTAACAATTCAATTAATTGTTCCTTTGTCAGTGACTGTAAGAATTCATCTGGATCTTGTTTACTCAAATTCTTTTCACCGCATTCTGGACAGAATTTATGGCTTGATTTTAATTTGGTCTTACATTTAACACACCTGTCAATCAAATCCTTCGCTTGAACTGGTTGTTGGCTGTGTGGCATTATTTGCCATTCATCCGTCCATGTGTAAAACCATTCAAAGTTTCCGTTGGTTGATTTTAACTCCTGGTTGCTTTGGCTTCCTTGTTCAACTGAACCAGTTTCCGTCTTTCTCATGCTGTTGCTAATTTCTGTATTAGCAAAACTGTTTGTGAAGAAGGTGTTGTTGATACCTTTAAAGTCAGTTGTGTTATATGTTATTGGGTTGTTGTATTTGTAGTCTGTGTAAATAATCTCACTCCAACCAAAACCCGATGAACCATTAAAGACGGATCCGTATGCTAAACTTCTCGGCCTTGGTTTTGATTCTTTGTGGAATCTTACCGTAACCTTTCCGTTGTTCTGGATCGCTTCTTTGGTTTCCTTATTATTGTTTACCACATAAGTTTCGTAAAGAAACTTCTTCTCGTCATCCAGGAACCTTTCGAGGAATACCCTTTGACCTGGTTTTAGAATGATACCTGAATCTGAAATGGGTGTGCCATTCATTTCAATCATTGCCATTATTTTTTCTTTTGTGGGATTGTAAAGTTCGATCTCGAACTCTGTTTGGTCTTTCATGTAGACCAACTTTCCGTTTTGACGGAGTCTTTGTTTGTTTACTGTGATGAACGCACTGGGCGCAGGTACAGTATTAATGTACGTGTATAACATTTTCCTTATATTTTTTTTGTATTTGGTGTCCATATCGTTGGCATCAATTCCAACTCAAACGCATCCAGTACGCATGGAACCCAATCACAAGGTCTTCAATAAATATATGTAATTTTAAAAAAGTTTCAAGTATTTATCATTAATAACCTCTTATTATGGAAAAGAATATGTTAAACGAAATCGCTAAGATCCGCAAGATGATGGGACTTAATGAAGGTAGAAACATCAGTGGTGTTTACTATGATACAACAATTATGCACGAGTTAGAAAGCGTTGTTGGTGATTTACATAAGATTGCACCTTATGTTCTTGAGATTGGCCATAGAGTATATGGTAACATTGATGGTAGCATAAGCGTGTATGAAGAAAGTACATTGACTGGTAAGTTTGATAGTGTTGAGGATTTTTTAAAAGGGATCAGATATGGTGCACAAAAGATTGAAAACGAAAGCACCAACGGTGAGATGGGTTACAACCCAAGCCCACTAGGTGAAGACCTTTCTAACAGAAGCGGTAATTTATACATGGAGATAAATGATTTGATCGATGAGAAATACAAAGATCTTGATTACGAAGATGTTGCCAAAATTCTTGAAAATATTTTAAAGGGTGTTAAAGCTCAAGCTTACAGAGAAAAAAACAACATCGGTCCAGTTACACCAGATGAGGTAAAAAAAAACTGGGCTAGTTTAGAAGAGGCTGATTCAAACGAAACGATCGGTATTGTATCTGACAGAGGTAAATTAATGGCTGGTTATTTTAAGGAAGGCCGTTTGGTATCCCTTGGTGATAGAATTTTATTTGACGTTAACGGAAACTTAGTTAAAATGGGTGGCGGTTACCCAAGCGGTGGTTTCAAAGATAAACCATCTGTTGAAGAACTTGAACAAGATATCTGCAAATCTTATGATGAGATACTCGGCATTCTCAAAAAAGACTCCCCAGTGGAAGTACCATTAAACGAAAGTACATACGAAATAATTAAAACAAGTGTTGAGTGTAAACTCTAAAAACATTTATTTTAATAAAATAGTTCCTAATCTTATTAAATGAAAGTATCCATAGTATCTCAATTTAGGGATGAGGCGAAGTTTTTAAAAGAATGGATTGAGTTTCACCTTATGATTGGTTTTGATAATTTTTATTTAATTAATCATTTAAGTGAAGATAATTACCTTGAGGTTTTACAACCATATATTGACAGAGGTATTGTACATTTAACTAACCTATCCGTTGAAACCAATAACGGTAAAAACTCATTTGATAATGAAGTTCTTTTGGTAAACACATCAATACCACTTTTTAATAAACTTATACGAGAATCTGTGACCGACTGGTTTATTTTTTTAAACGTTGATGAGTTTTTATACCCAGTTAATAACGGTAACATAAAAAATGTTATTAATACCTTCCCTTCAAATGTTGGTCAAATAGGTGTTAATTGGAGAATGATGGGTAACTCTGGTTACAGACTAAATGATGGTGAGTTAATAACTGAAAAGTTAACAAAATCAAAAATAAAAGATACTGGCGCTAAATGGGATGATCAAAGACACGTGAAGTGTCTTGTGAGAAAAGATGCTTTTGATATATTAACATCAGTTCATTTTTGTAGATTAAAACCAAATTATCTATATGTTGATTCGAACAACAACCCGAGTAATATTAATGAAAAGGCTTACCATACCGATCTTCAGGTTTTAGATAATATGGTTATTAATCATTATGTGTTCAGGGATTTGGATTACACCGAAGTTAAAATTAATACCTACAAATCATGGGGCAGAGAATTCACTAATGAAAAATCATTTAAGTCTCAGTACAATGATGTTGATAATTTTGAGATACATAAATTTCTCCCAGCTTTAAAAGAAAGGATGGGAATCAAATAAAAAAAGGGGCTTAGGCCCCTTTTTTGTTTATCTTAATTACGAATTAAATCTTTTCAAAGTACCCACCAACAACAAAACTGGTTATACCATTTATTGATTGTTTATCGTTAGTAACGAATTTTTCTGGGTCAACCAAACGAAAATCAACAGATACACGTGTATCTTCGGTTGTGTTAATTTTATTACCGTGCATTAAGTTGGCACCGCTAAAAACTAATATCTCACCGTACTTAACATCATATGATCTGTAATCACCAAGATCCTCAATACTCTCACACCAAATGGTGTTTGTGTCATAAGTATCCGTAAAAGGCATCCAAAAGTTAACTTCATCAACACCGTGATTATAGGTTTTGTCCTTATGCCATTCACCAACACCAAGATTATTTACCAGGTGTGCACGGAATGTTGGAATTTTTTGGTAAATAATTGAATCGTAACCAAATTTCTCAGCAAGGTGTTTTACGAACTCAACATATAAAGGGTAAAACTTTTCTTCGAACTTATTATAATAGGCTTTATGCCATCCAGTTGATTGGTCTTTGTCTCTTGATAATAAGTCGTAATTTTCAAGCTGATGGATTTTCTCCAAGTTATCAACCTCTAAGATTTCTTTGACAACTTCTTTAAACGGATACTTTTGGGTATCGTAGACAATTTTGTAAGGTGTGTTAATGTACATAAAAATTTTATTATTTAAAAGTAAATATGTTTAAAATGTGAAAAAAACCCCGTCCAGTGAGCAATATCATATTTTTATATGAGATTTATTAGAATAAAAAGGGGGTGATTACCCCCCCTTCATTAATTCATAAGCCCTTGCTAATCTAGTCATTCCGATCCCCCCACCGAATCTTGGGAAGAAATTAAATTTTAAAAACTCTTCAAGTTCAGCTTCCACACGGTCTTTGCCGAATAATTCGAACAGTTTCCTAGCGTAACCGCCATCTTCGATGGCGTAGAACATCTCTTTCATCTTTTCCACGTCACAGCTTCTCTCTGCGGAGCCGATTGTTTCTTGTCCATACATAATTACATCCACTTTATTAAAGATACCATTCTGATCATGTTTCATATTCCAGAACGGGTTTGTTCTGATTGGGAAGTGTTGAAGTGAAACGATGTTTCCTTTCTCTTTCCACATTCTTGATTCGTGTTCATCTTCCAGAATTGGAACCCCACCGTATTCTTCACATACGTCTTCGTATTGTACTTCATGCATTGAATCACCGAATCCAAGATGAGCCAATAGGTCACCTTCCAATTTGATCAGGTCTTCCATTGTACCTTTTGATTCAAACTCGAACATTGGGAAGATTAATTCGTGTCTACCAGGGATTGGGTTCTTTTCTTCTCTGTAAGATGTTGAGATGCAGAATACACCTTCCCATTCAGGGTTCATTAATAGTTCATGCTCAAGCCACATTTGTCCAGTTTGTGGTAGTGGCCAGATTTCTCCGCTGTACTCAAACGTTTTAACTGAGTGTGGGTTTTCGCATGCGGCAAGGATTGATAATCTTGATTGTGTTGGTACTTCTTTAAATCCTCTTTGGATGAAGAAGCTTCTCATTTTTTGTACCAGCTCGTGGTAAGTTTCTGTGTTTTTCATTTCTTTTTTGTTTTTTTAGGGCAAAAAAAAACCTCTTCAAAAGGAAGAGGTTTTCATTCACATGATTATATTATTTTTATTTTGTTTTTTTCGATGCATCTGGAATAAATATGGGGAATTTATGTAAAGTTCATGGTATTTATATAAAAATACGAGATTATTATGAAAAAACCTATTTTAAATGAAGAAATTAAAAAGATGCGTAAAATAATGGGTCTTAATGAAAATATATTCAATACCGCTCAAATGGGTGGTGTTACCAATTCTAAAGGAACAGCTGGGTATATTGACAATACGAGTAAAATGGATAAAGAGTACGCTGATTCTATCAGATCTAATGACGATTCAAATGAAAGATATGAATTAGATGGTAAAGAAGTTGATATCGCTGATATGGGTCTTGATGGTAGAATGGATGGTAGTTGGGTTGCGAGTAATTTATTTTGGAAAGGTGAGGATATGGACTTATCTGATGAGGAGTGTGAAAGATTTTCAAAAAAATACCCAGAGTTAATCGAAAAAGCGCTTGAAAGTTACGAAGGCCCAGATGTTTATGAAGCTATTGACCCAGAAGAAAAAATGGTTTCTTTTGATGATTTAATATCACAAGAGGATCAAGCTATGATCGATGCTCATGATGAGGAAGAAGCTAACAAATACGCTTCAAAAAATTACGATGATGTCGAGTCTGGTGCAATCGATGAGGATTGGGGTGGTTCTGATCAAGGATACATGAATAAAACGATCCATGATAGCCTCAACCAACCAACAGAGTTTAGTTTTGGGATGTTTGATGATTTAAAAAGTGCTGCTGGGGAAGCTGTGGATGATTATTGGAGCGATTGGGAAGAATATAAAACTGATAGGGATAGTTTAGTTATGAAAGCTATGAGATTATATCTAAGAAGATATTTTCCAGAATGGTATGAAAATGTGTCAAAAATGTTCTCGTAAATGAAAAAAGAAATATTAACAGAAGAAATAGCTAAGATACGTTCAATGATGGGCTTGAATGAAGACCAATTGGATATGTTTGCTGGTACAGATGATGAAGCGCCTGCTGAGGATTCTCATATAGGTAAAAGGGTTATGGTATACTATAATCTCCATAAAAAAACATTCTCAATTCAATATAAAAGTTTAGTAATAGCACATGCTGATTATGTAAAACTTAAAAATGTTGAATTTAGAGTACGCCAAGGCGGTAAAGAAAAAGTTAGAGCTGAGATGTCAAAGAATGTGCACGCATTCGTTATTGGTGATTTAATTGATTTTAAACCATATCAATCAACAGACATTCCATCACCAAGTAGTTCAAAATCAATAACATACGATCCTTACAAATATGATACCTTTGTTTACAAAGATTCTGAGGAACCCGTTACAAATGCTCGTGAAGTTGAGATGATCAACAAACCTGGTGGTAAAATTTTTCAAATAAATGAAATAGTTTCATTAAACGAAGAGGGTATTTCATACGACCCATCAAAAATTGATGAATTCGTTGCTGAGGCAAAAAAAGATATCCAGATGGGCGTAGCATTGATCGAAAAATTTGGATCAGCTGTGGTTAATTCATCACTTGTTAGCATTTTTGAAAACTTGGAAAAGATGAAAGCCGCCCAAAAAAAAATGGATGAGAGTCAAAAATATCTTGAAAATAAATATAACAAGTTTTATAACATCGTTGAGATGTATGAAGTCGGTGAATATCCAGATAATGTTAGTGAGTTAGATGACCTGGCGAATCAATTGGATAATCACGCTATGACAATTTATCAGTTATCAGATACTTTTGAGGAGCTTATTAATATGACTGAAAAAATCAGTAGGTATAACGAAGAATTATTTAAAACTCAAACAATAAACTAAATTGAGTAATAAAGTTGTAGCATATAATAGTGGCACTGTAACAGCCTATGGTACTAAATACGGTAACAATGAAGTTGGTACGGTCGCTAATAACTATAGGGTGAACACTGGTGGTTTAACTTGGTATAATTCGCCTTCCTACAGCAACGACTATGTAATGATCTCTAATTCGTATGATCTTGGTTTTAGTACACAGGGTAATGCAAAACCTTTATTTTGGGTTGCGACATCTGACGCTGATTTTTTGGCGATAGTAAATAGGTTAAACGACAGACGTGGTATGACTTTATTAGATACAGTTGCAGCTGCTGTAACGTGGGTTAACGATAGTAATAAATATTATTTAATTAATCAACCAAGTAGCGTACCCTCTGCTCAATTTTATTATGATCCAGGTAATGTTTTATCATATACAGGTTCTGGAACAACTTTAAAGAACATAGGTTTAATTGGTGATATAACTGGTACACAAGGAACCTTAAGTGGTGTTGCTTATGACGGTGCGACAGCTGGTGGGGTTTTTAATTTTGATGGTGTGAGTGATACCATAACCTTTGGGCAATATGATTTTGGTAATAACATAACCGTAAATGCTTGGGTTTATCCAAGAACTGAGGCTAGTATTAATAACTTAATGTCCAATTGCGGTGCCAATACAGCCACAAATGGATTTAAAATGTCCTGGAATAACTGGACAACAACAAACTATACGATGAATTTTGAGGCTGGTAACGGTTCTGTTGGTAACACAACATCGACAGCTAGTAATACAGTTTCTGTAAACACATGGCAAATGTTAACGTTTGTTTTTAATAAAACAACACCATCTATAAAATTTTATAAAAATGGTACTGAAATCGCCACTGCCAGTGGTGGTTCGCCAGTTAGTAATATCGGTATGAACAACAGTAACTGGTGGATGGGTGCTATTGGTGGTAATTCTTATCAAATGAACGCCAATATGGGTATATTTAAAATATGGAAATCAAATATAACGGGTGCTGAAATATTAGCGGAATATAACGAAACAAAATCAAGATACGGTCTTTAACGATAAAAACAAAGAGTTTAATTAACATTAAACAATAATAAGATATTTATAGTAGAATTAAAAAAGAAATATAATTAAGATGATAAAAGATGTAGCTTATAATACGGGTGGTACCATATCGGGAACAACTCAGGTTAATGATATCGCAATTGCGACAGATAATAATCCAGACTATACGGAAGGTAGTTGGGTTGGTGGGGTTGATAACAGTGATGGTTATGTTATTGTTAGTGACACAACAAGTGCTAATTTAGTTGGTAGAACAACTGGTGGCGGTACTGGTATCGCACAATCCAACACACCAACGTTTTGGAAATCGGATGGGTTAACTGACCAAGCTTTAATTGATTTGATTAATAAATTACCTGGTTCAGCTGGTAATTACTCAAATGTTACAGCCGCTAGAAACGCTTTAGCATCTTCTTCTTTTGCCATTGTAAATGATTATACTGGCGGTGGTGGATCACCTACAGGATATACAATAACAATAATGCAATCAGGTAATAATGTTGTTGTTAACGGTAGTGGTTCCCTTAATATTGATGGCTTAATATATGTGGGTCAATCTCAAGGTCCTGGTCAGGGTGGTCTTGGTGCTGGTTCGGCTACTTTCATAATTGGTGGTACCACTTATTTTGATCAGTATAGCGGGTCAACAATTAATACGCCAGCTAACTTTGGTTCGGGTGGTGCATCCGCTTCTTCAGGTACAGGTGGTCCTATCGGTGTTATTTTTGATGGTGCACCACCGTATTTAGTGGTTGTCCCAACAGGGTATACATCTGGTCAGTCTATTTCAGGTAGTATGACATTTAACAATACAACAATATCAGCTTTAAATCTAACAGAAGGTACATACAATTATACATGGGGGGCTGGTGCAAATGCGAGTGGAATAAGTATGACAATTGGTGGAACTAGCGGTACATCTGGTACTTCAGGAACTAGCGGATCTGGTGGCGGGGCTGGATGGTTATTCTATAGTGACGAAGGTAATATAAATGCACTTGCTCCAACAGCAGATGGTAATGCTATATTCCTAATAAACGGTTCACCTAAAGTTGAAACATATAACCCAAATAAAACAAATGGTGTCAACGAAATTTATTTCAACTTAAGTGATAGCGCTGGTACTGATTATACAACTCAATTTACCGCATTACAAACTAATGGCGGTACAATAACTATGACACAGGGTGTCAATATCGCAACATATACGAGTGTAATACCAGGTACGTTCTTTGTTGATGGTGCGTCTGGATTCTTCGTAATGCAAACGGGTCCTGCTACACAAACAGTAACAGCAGCTTCACCATTTGTTAGTGGTGTTCCAATAACACTTTCATTCTCATAAAAAAAGGAGCTTTTAAGCTCCTTTTTCATTTTCTTTAATTATCAACTCCCCCAGGACTTCCATTTTCCCGAGTAGCTCTTGAAAATCTATTTGTTCAATACCCATATCACTTTTTGTGGATGTGTATAGTTTTTCTAACAAATCTTTGTATTCTTTTTTAGCGTCTTCCATATCCAACTCACCTTTGGAAGCTTTTTCGTAATATTCTAATTTCACTTCGAAATGGTGATAGGTTAATAACGCAGCACCACCTTTTTCTTTGGCGTTACTAGCAATTGTTTCAGCACCACCCAATCTTGTCTCAGCGAATGATTCAAGTTTTGTTGAGTCATCTTCGGCTAATTCAATAGGATTAGCTCTACCATGTGTTGTTCTTACACTAGACGGTGCAACACCGATAGGGTTAGCTGGTCCGCTTCTAGCAACACCGCTATCCCATTTACGTTTAGTTTTACCAGTAGGGTTTTGTGATTGTGGTGTTGACCCATCTTCATTTAAACCCATCATGGATTTTATACGTGATATTTGTTCGTTAATGTTTTGCATGTGTTATAGGAAAAATCTTTCGTAAGTTGCTTTATATAAATATTGTATTTCATTATTTAATGATAATGTGTCATCACCATAAAATCTAATCATAGCTATTTCATGTGTTGAACCAAATGTTGGCATTGAACTGTCTATGGTTGTACCATTTGCCGTGTAACAACCAATTGTTGCTGTTTCTTGATGTGTACCAACAATAGCGTTACCAACAATAGGTATACCATTTAACGTGAATTCAGCACCGTTAACCCAACATCTTATCCCAATACCAGCGCCAACTTGTTCATAAGAAACAAAAATATGATTCCACACACCAGCATTAAGAATATTACTAATTGAAACTTGAACTTGACTACCGTTTGAGTATGCATAAACAGTACCATTGTTTATAGTAACACCGCAAGCGATTTGACCACTAGACCAACCTCTTATAAATGCTGGAATTGAAACACCAGCTGTGTTGTCAGCGTTTTTAATCCAAAATTCTATACCCATTGTGCTACTTGTTGATGTTATAGGTGCGACAGTATTAAAATAATTAATACCAATCAATGGTTTTGTGTTAAGGCCCGTAAAAGCGCCTGTTGTGTTAAAGTTAACATTAGGTACGCCAGCTGGACATATAAAAAGAGTGGAGTCGTTGTGGTATGATATATCGTAAAAAGCATTTGACGATCTATCCCAACAATCTATAAAGTATGGGTCTATAACTAATGATGGATTTAAATACGTACCATCCCCATAACCAGAAGGGAATGGAAAACCTGGATGTAATAAATTATGGTATGTCAAATAACCATTACCTGGTCCATGTAACTCGTTTAATAAATTTAAATAAGAATTGTACGTACTTCCAGTTAAAGAAACAGTTGGGAATAATCTTATTAACATATCCCTTAAATCGTTTTGGGTATCAGCAACATAAAATTTAGGATGTCTGTCAACATCTGTTGTTGATGTCATTGTAACGACATATTTGTTAGACCCATCAACAGATGGGTGAATGGTATCTCCAACATAACCAACTGGGTAAGCAAACCCTGGGGGGTCTGGGAATATGTCTGCTATTGGTAAATTCTTTTCACTAAATAAGATCATAGCGGTATCACCGTTATTACCCCTTTGTTTATATATTATATAGCTCGGGTACCCGTTTTCGTAATATTGGTTTAGATCCTGATTATAATTGTCATTTACAACGTAATATCTTTTTGATGTGCCTGCCATTGTTGTTTTATTTAATTGTTGTTTTTATTTTCTTCTTCGTGTTTATAATTAAAATAAGTACTTTCTATATCAAAAAATTTATCGTCATCGCTTAAAGCCCTATAACTTGTATAACTTATTAGTAAAACAAACTCAAAAAATAAGGTGTAAATTACTGGGTGCCAATCTAACGGATTTACTTTACCGATAGTAAGGGCTAAAATACCGTATACAAAGCCGCATTGGAATATCATCAAAACCAAAAAGGGTATTATGTATAAACGGATAAACTCTTTCATTTTAGTTAATATAATTCGTTAGCTCATACCTACCAGATTCCATTCTATATAAAGATATCTGTAACATTTTTTTAACTGGCATACCATCCTTCATTAATTCAACGCTGTAACTAACGGTTTGACCATAAGCAACATGTTGTGGTGTTATACTTTCAAAGTTAGCAACATAGCCTTTTTGAGCTGCGTATTCTTTAGCCGATTCTAAAGCACCAGCTTGTGTTTCAAAATACGTTTCTTGTTTAAATTTTTTACCCTCACCCATTTCTTCATTTTCATAAACTGGACCTTCTGCACCACCTCTTGTTTCCATGAAAGATTTTTCTTCTTCTCTGATACTTAAATCATCTAAAGCGTCTTTGGTACCCTCAAAACCTGGAATTTCATCTGTATTTTCTTCTGGTTCTCCGAACATATCATCACAAAGTGATTGGGCGACTGATTTGAAATCAATATCATTTTTACCACTACCCATATTCCAAATATGTTCTAACGCATTTGCAAGATAATCAACCCTATTATCAGAATCAACTCTAGCGTCTTCTTCCATAGCAAGATCCCATCCACCAATTGCAGACTCTTCATTCTTTTCAAAAGTTTCTGGATCTCTATCCTGACTATTAGCAGTTGCGTAATAAATTTTTTCACCTTTTTTGTCTCCGTATTGGTCTTTGAATTTATTAAGGACTTCCGTATTTTCATCAGTCTCTTCTTCTCTCATTGAACCAACTATGTCTGAAGGAGAAAGTTCTTTTATGGCATCTTTACCATAATTAATTTCATAGTCATCATCTTCTGGTGACATATTTGTAACCTTACCACTTGGGCTAGTATGCTTAACACCCATCATTTCTTGCATTCTGGTAAGTTCTTCGTTTAAGGTAATTTTTTTCATAAAAGCTTTTATTATAAATACTTTTATAAACGAAAAAAAGACAGTACTGGTAATTAAAATATTGAGTCGTCCTAGCTGGACTCGAACCAGCGGCCTTCTGCGTATCAGGCAGACGCTCTAACCAACTGAGCTACAGGACGATAAATTAGATTTTGCTCAATAAACTTGTTTGGTTTATCGTTACAAAAACAGGTTTATTGTACCTTCAGAGAGACTCGAACTCCCAACCTTTTCGTTCGTAGCGAAACGCTCTAATCCATTGAGCTATGAAGGCAAATAATAGGTCATTGTTACAATATCTTTCACCCACTTTCTTGGCAGGGTCTCCATCATGGGTTCCGTTAACTGATATCTATTTTATAACCCCTGACGGAACAAACGGGGTAACCTATTTTGGGTGACTGGTGGGTTTCGATCCCACTACCTCTTGAATCACAATCAAGTGCTCTCCCGATTGAGCTACAGACACCATGTATGGTAGCGAGAGGGAATTTCGAAATCCCGACCTTTCGGATATGAGCCGAATGCTCTTCCTCTGAGCTATCTCGCCATTTGGTTGTCCCTTCAGGACTCGAACCTGAATTCTCTGGCTCAAAACCAGATGTGCTGCCATTACACCAAAGGACAATATAGTGGAGCTAATGGGACTCGAACCCACATCCTCTTCCTTGCAAGGGAAGCGCTCAGCCAATTGAGCTATAACCCCATTAATTTTGTCGAAGGTTTATCTGTCTTAGACAATGGTCTAACAGATATTGTTCAACATTTGGTATTTTCCTTAAGAAGTCATACTCATATGAGTAACAGAGTATTTCTTCTCTTGGTGATTCTTGAACACCCCTATATCTAAGATAAAGGTGTAAAGATTCGTGCACAATAACAGCCGCTAGATTGTTTAAGGATTTAGCCCTAGCATCTGTCGATGATATTATTATACTTCCTTTTGTATCTTTAGAACCCTCGTTTGTTGAGTAGTTCCCAGACCAAAAAGTTATTTTATTACAAACTCGTAATACGAGTTTATATGCGGTGGTATCTGTTTGCTTAATAATCACCAAAGCGCTATCAGCTCTTAGATCCCAACCATCCCCAGCTTTATCTATCACAATTTGTGATTTACAAATCGTTGTGGATAAAACCATTACGATCATTAATATTAGTTTCCTCATATTAATAAATAGTGCCAGCAGGTGGACTCGAACCACCGAACTCGAATGAGAGCGGGTTTACAATCCGCTGCAATTGCCGCTATGCGATACTGGCAAGTTAGGAAAGAGGAAGATGGTTCAGTGGACATCCTCTTTTACGATCGGCATTACTTAGGTGAATACCTGCAAACTCCGATCACACCAGTCAGTATTCACTCTCGAACTATTGATGTGATCATTCCCCAATCAACCTTTGTACACCCTATAGGACTCGAACCTATGACATCTGCCATGTAAGGGCAGCGCTCTACCAACTGAGCTAAAGGTGCATGTGTACCCCTGGCAGGACTCGAACCTGCAATGCTTTCGCTCTGGTTTCTAAGACCAGCGGCTATACCATTCGCCTACAAGGGCATTTAGCACGGATACAAGGATTCGAACCCTGAACTGTGGTTTTGGAGACCATTATGATACCATTTCACCATATCCGTGTATATTTGAGTATAAGGTTGGAATCGAACCAACACCGTTGGTTTTGCAGACCAACCGACCACCACGATCAACTTATACGTTTGTGTCCCCGACAGGACTCGAACCTGTGACTCCCTCATTAAAAGTGAGGTGCTCTAACCAACTGAGCTACGAAGACATTGTGTCAGGATAGCTGGATTCGAACCAGCGATCCCCTGCGTCCAAGGCAGGTAGGGACGACCTGACTCCCCCATATCCTGAATTAAGTAGCGTAGACAGGACTCGAACCTGCACTATGTCCTCATCCCAAATGAGGCGGCCTACCAATTGGCCAACTACACTATTTTTAAAATTACCAATACGTCAAAGAACTACAAAAAAAAACCCTGAACTTGTAGGTTCAGGGCTTTGTGTTTTCTTAGTTTTAGTTTTATTTCTATAACATCATGAAAATACTTGGTCTGAACCTGATACGGCACGAGGATACCACTGGCACACTGCCATCGGTTTAATCACTGCGATATGAAGGTTCATATTTTTCATTTTTATGTTATTGTTATAATTAGTACAAAATTAAGCAAAGTTTCTGAAAAAAACAAGTTTTTTCAAAAAAATTTTATTTTTTTTATTTTTTGGTGGCCCTAACGGGGTTCGAACCCGTGACTGTGAGATTTAGAGTCTCCTATGTTGCCGCTACACCATAGAGCCATTTTAGAGGTTGGAGATGGATTCAAACCACCGTAAAAAATCTTGCGGATTTTTACCTATTCTCTCGGTCATCCAACCATTTGCTACGTTAACCATTATCCTCTACGTAGCCTTGAGGTTCCAACCTTATGTTGGTGCGCTGTTGTGGTGGGATTCGAACCCACATGGATTTAAAGACCTAATCTCCTACTACTCGTGTCTGTAGTATGTCCGCCAGTTTCCCCCATTCTACACTCTTTTGGGTACTGACCAGCACGTATACCAATTTCGTCACACAACATCCATTGAGTCTTTAACTCAACTGGACTACAAAACTAAGACAAATTTATTTACTATCCAAATTTTCTTGAAGATTTTTTTCATAATCCTCTTTTTTTGTCTTCTTTTTTGGGGTATAATCTCTCTTAACTCGTTCTTTTTCAACTCTTTTCTTAAGATTTCTATCCTGAAAATAATTTCTCAGTTCTTGAGAAGTTTCTTCATAGATGGTTTTGATCTCATCAAAAAGTTTAATTTTATCCTCATCAGTCAATTTGGTTTTTACTCTTTTACAATCATACCATTCTCTTGAATAGCGTTTGTGTTCGATGCATTCACCTAGTATTTTGTGAAGTTTATTTGAGAAAGCTGATTTAATCATCATTGTTGGGTTGTGTTTTGTGTTTTTCATTTTTAATAAATTTTAGCGTTAATTATGTTATTTTGTTCCTCAATCATCAAGTTGGCCTTGAATTTTATACTCCCTTTAGTATGAGGGTTATCAGGAGTTTCCTTTGTTGAGAACCCCACACCAGGGGATACATCAATATGGTTAACATAATAGGTGTCGCCACGACACTTCACAACCCACATGGGGATTGTTGGGGTTTCGAGATGTTTCTTATTAAAGTGAAACACGATCTCTTCTGGTTTTTTTGTAATCTACTTCATAATCGTTGATTTATTGTTTATTATAAGATTTTAATGCCAATGGTATAGACGAAGTTAATTTACTCGCCTTTTCACTTCCTTGAAAAGCAATAGCTGTCATCTCGTTACCAAGATCTGGTTCGAGAAAATAAGATATGGGTATGTCATGCATACACATCTTTTCCAGTAAAGTTTTTAATTGATTTTCGTTTTCAACGGACAAACAGATAAGATAGTTATTGTTCCATTGATTAGCTTGATCAGGATAGTCAAGCATGAATTGCGCTAAAGCGTGACTCGCTTGAGCAATTTGGTAACCTGGTGCTAAGTCCTTTCTGGTTACGATGATTAATTTGTTAATCTAGTAGTTTTTCATATCTTTTATAAATATGCTACAATATTAGTAAAGTTTTTTGGAAAAAACAAGTTTTTTTAAAAATTATTTTTAATAATCATCAAAATCATCATCTTGATCATTTTTTTCGTTACTATAATAACCCTCTTCAACATCAGTCATTATAGTCTCTATCTCATATAAAACATCATCTATTCTACCAAAAATGTTTTCAGAAACATCATCTTTAAAATTTTCGTTATCAATTTCTTCCAGCTTATCTTGTTGTTCATCAGCTAATGTTGTTAACTGATTTTTTAAATCTTTCAAGTATTCAAAAGTAATTTTATTCATAATCTTTTTTAAACAATAAATATTAGGGTTTCGGGTAAAAGTTAGGGCCGTTTTAATACTTTTTTTTTTAAAGTAAATGGTTTTTTTATGATTTTTATCTATTTATTAATATCAAAACAAAACAACATGAAAAATTTATTTTTAACGCTAGTGCTGGCGTTATTAGCCATTACGGGCTATGCACAAACAACTGCACCATCGAGTGGTAATTGGGTTATCGTTGACTCTTCTTACAATGTTGGTCCGCAGTCACAAGGTTTCACTTTAGCTAACCTTTACTATGACAACACAACAACGACTAAAATCGCTGGTTTACAGTTCCGTGTGTTCTACGACAAAGTGGCTTTTGGTGGTGCAAAACCAATCGTATCTTTATTGTACAGTACTTCTGATCAGTATATGCAATATGTTGCGGATTCGGTAAATGGTAACATCACCGTTACGTTAGCTTATACAGGTACGAACAACTCTTTTACATACGCTAACGGTGCGGCATTTCAGATCAAATTCTTTCACCAAGCTGCAACCGCTTTCCAAGCTTTAACTAGTATTGATAGTTTAAAGGTGACTGGTACTTTAACGTTTCCCTCATATGCGTCAACAATAGCTGGTATTGATACAACCTTATCTTTACACAGTTATGGTGGTGAGTTCAAAATGAATAGATTAAAATACCATGGTAGATTTACAAACGTAACTGGTTCTGGCTCTAAAAATATCACAATTGCTTTAGAAAAAAGACCTAAAACATCAACGGGTGCCTGGACTCAGGTTAAACTTGATACAACTGACATTACTGGTTATTTTGCCTTCGATGAAATCTTAGATACAACTTATTGGGATGCTCACTTATACGTTAAAGGTGATACAATGGCTGTGGGTAACACAGTATCTGTTGCCGATGCACAAAAGGTTAATAAATTTGTTATAGGTGAAGAAACCCCAGCTGGATTTGATTTCTACGCTTCTGACGTGAACGGTTCTTACGGTATTACAATCGCTGACGTATCGGCTATCTATGGTCGTTTAGCGGGTAGATTCTCAGTGTGGCCAAACTCTGTTCAGGATGTTAGATTCTTTACAGTTTCACAATATAATACCATTAACGGGTCTTCAACTAACTACACATCAACTATTGCTGGTGTAACTAATTTAACATTTGATATTATCGCTGGTCAGCCAGACTCAGTAACATTCTATGTATTAGGTGGCGGTGATGCAAACGGTACTGGTTTCCATATGGCTCGTACAATTCCTATTGAGATCTTAAACCCTAGTAAGACACCTCAATACATTATCGATGAAACTGTTGAGTACGATTTTCCAACCGCTACAATCGAAATTAATTTACCTAAAATCGAAATTACTGAAGGTAGTTTATTAAACGTACCAATGAAAGTTTTAACACAAGGCGACCAAGTTGGTTCAATTCAATTAGCTTTAGCCTATGATAACTCTTTATTAGAGTTTAAAGGTATTAAAACAGAGGAAAAATTTATGAATTGGATGTCATTTTTAAATCCAAATAATGGTATCGTTGAGTGGGCTGGCGCTGATATGAGTAGAAACGAATATTTGGCTAATGATGGGGATATTGTTTTAACGTTACAATTTACAGCCTTATCACCACAAAGTACTTGGAATAATAGCCCTTTATATGTTATAAGAAAATATGCTGGTGATGCAAACGCAACTGATTTGAGAATTACACCAACAAATGGTGTTGTTAAAATATTCAGAATTAATGGCGGTGCTGTAACAACAAAAGATTGTGAAATAATTGTGTCACCTAATCCAACAGAAGGTTTAGCTCTTGTTAGTTTTAGTGTACCAGAAGATGGTGAAATAAACGTTGGGTTTTACGATGCGAGCGGCAAATTAGTACACACAGTTTTTAGTGGTAAAATGTATAAAGGTAAATATCTTTATCCAGTTGATTTAACTAATGTTATACCTGGTACATACTACGGTATTTTAAGAACACAAAATGATATTAAAACAAATAAAACAATAAAACTAAACTAAAATTTAAAACAATGTCAGAGGAAACAAATGTACCTGAATCAGACGGAACATGGTCAGGTTTAAAGAAAACGATCATCGGGGTTATCACAACAGCTATAATGGCTGGTGGGACCTATTTCACAACCACATTATTTGGTGGTGGTGAGGAAGAAACAAAAACGGAACAAGCGGCTCCAGCTGCACAACCCGCAATCAATATAAGTGTTGATAACTCTTCTAAAAATAATGCTGGTGGCGGTACCAATACTATTATTAAGGAAAAAACAACTGTTGTTGAAAAAGCCACACCTGTTAAAGAAGAAAAACCAGCTAAAAAATCAGAAACTGAAGATAGTCCTTGGTAATGAAAAAAGAGATAAAAATAAAAAAAGAAAAGAAAACTAATATGAAAATTAAAGAAACATTAAAAAGTTTTACTAGCGCACCTGCGCCTGTACAAGTTGAGGATAAAAACAGATTCTATTACATGTTACAACAAATGCAAGCTAATAGATGGAGAATAACTGGAATTGTATTATTCTTATTCTTTTTCATCGTAGCTGGTATTAATTCAGCTGTTTTCTTCGGTGTATCAATTGGTGAAGATTGGAAAGAAATGTTATTAATCTTATTAGGTGCTTTCGTTGGTAACTTAAATAAGGTTGTTGACTACTGGTTCAACTCAGAAGATAGAGACAAAATGTTGATCCAAAAAGTTGACGAGGAAGATGGTGTTTCTTTATCAAACACAACAGAAGTTTAATATGAAAAAATTATTATTCATTATATTGCCAATAATATTCTGTGCTTGTAAAACCCAAGCACAGACTATTGGTAGTGTTAAAACCGAAGAATATAAGGCTAGTTTTGAGCAAACTCAATCTATTGATGTTGTCTCAAATTATACTGACACGATCAAATACCCCATCCAGTTATTAAAAATAGGGTTCACGGAAGAACTTTATGAGATGTACCCTGAATTAAAAGATAAAAGAGTTGGTTTAGGTGTAACCAATATTGTAATCGAATTTCTGGAAATGACTAACAGATTTGTCTTTACTGAAGATAAATTAGAAATTAAAGAAAGAATGGTTAACCAATTTAAAGCATCTGATAAGGGGTTTACTGAAAACAAAGTTGATGGTAGGGGTAAAGTTAAATTAGCGAAGTATTTTGTTTACATTGAAGTTTACGACTTTAGTGTGTCTGAAGATGAGGTTGTTAAAGTTAATGGTAAGGCTACCGCAACACAAACAACCAGATTGGGTATGCAAGTTAAATTTGTTGATGCCGAAACTGGTGAAGTTATAGTTGGTTCTGGTTTGGGTGAAGCTAAAACAGTTAAAATGTCAACAATTCTAGATGATGTGGATGAAATCAAATTTAATCAATCAACAATAGGAACATCAACTAAAAAGGCTTTAGAAACTGCATCTTCTAGAGTTGTTGTAAAATTAATTAAAAAAGGTTTATTCAAGAACTAAAACGTGCGTGAGAATAAAATTGATTATAGTTATTTTTGTGTCTTTGCTATGCAACATAGCGAGTGCTCAATCATTTAATTATTCTTACACCGACCCTTGCAATGGCAAGGTATATAATATATCAATTCCTTACGGGCAAAATCAAATAGCTGTAACGTACTACGGTCAAGTGGGTACCTTTACAGCTAATGATTTTAATAACGGTGTCTTTGACAACTGGGCGGCTGGTGTTTTCAATCAGTTCCAAAACGCTTCACCATGCGGGAGTATAGGTACCGCTGTTACTGTATCGCAAACCCAGAGCACAGCTTTAAATGTGGTTAGTATATTTGGTGCTTTATCGGCTATTAGTGATATGGCATCTAGTGGTACGGGTAACATAATGGCAGCAGCTGGATCGGTTACTAGTGTTGGTGGAAACGGTGATGGTGGTAAAGATAATAAGGATAATAAAAACTCTTCTAGTGGGGGAAACCAATCTGGTGGGGGGTCACAAGGACAAACACAATCTAATGGAAATAATTCAAGTGGATCTAGTTCATCTGGTACTACTACTGGAAATAATAATGGTGGTGGTAGTTCTGAAACTACCACAGGTACAAGCACAAGTGGTGGAAACACTACAGGGTCTGGTGAAACAGGTGGAACGGGTAACACCAACACTGGTGGTGGTTCTACTGGTGGTTCAGGTGGTACCACCACAAGCTCTACAGGGTCTGGTGGATCTGGTGGTAATGGTTCAACAGGCAATCAAACACAAACCACCGAAGAAAAAAAATCAGATGCTGTAGGTGGTACAACAAACGCTGTAAAAAGTGGTAGTAGTAGCGGTAACGGTAAGGGGTCAGCCACAAGTAAAAACGGTGGTAGACCATCAATACTTATGAGTAGTGACTTAGTAGGTTTTCAATTTAATGAGGGTGAGGTTAGTAAAGGTTCAAGGGTCAATGCTGGTTATTCATCTGTAAGATATGATGGTCTAAGATCACACGGTATTATGCTCGATTATACATCTTCAATACAAGGCGGTAACATCACTGGTTATTACGCCTGGATAAATCGTAAAGCCATTACATTACTTTCTAATACAATTACAATTGGTTTTGCTGGTAGTGGGTCTATGTATAACACCATCGCTTTTGGCCAGATGAGGAGTATTAAAAAGTTTAAAGCTGTTTACATGGTTACAGCTTCGGGTGGCCAAATTTATAAAGAACCTTATTATGGTTCGGCTGCAATTGTTGGTGGTAATAGGGATTTTAAAGTAGGAAAGCGCCTTGATATTAAAACAATGGCTCTATTTGTTTACGCACCATTTGTTAGATATTACGATGATGCTGTTTTAAAATCACCATTTGTTGTTTTACCGATTGTTGGTATGAACTTAGGTGTGACAAAAACATTTAAATTAAATTTTAATTTTGGTGGTGCTTATTCTCTCGGGGATAACGTATTAAATTATACAGTAATGATGGGTACAAGATTAGCGTTATGATGAAAAGGTTTTTTTTATTCTTGGTTATGTTTATTTGTTGTACGAGCATTGTTAACGCTCAAGCAACTAGCATAACTGTTGGCGGTACCGCTTCGAGCCTATCCGTTTCATATAACACAGCCACTGTGGTTGACGCTAATTTAACAATAACCGCTAATGGGAACATAACTGGTTTCAGGGTACAAATATCGCAAACATATACATCTGGGGATGTATTAACTTACACAGGTACTTTACCGACTGGTGTAACAGCAAGTTGGAACTCAACGACAGGTATATTAAGTTTTAACGGTACGACAACAGCCGCTAACTGGCAAACTCTTTTAAGAACTGTGACGTTTAAATCAACAACAACAACTTGTTACGCAAACCTAAGAAGAATAACATTTGTCGCTGGTACGGTTTTTTACAACCCGTTAACAGAACATTTTTATGAATATGTAGCGTCATCTGGATCTTGGACAAGTGCTAAAAGTTCAGCTGAAAATCGCTCTTATTTTGGTAGGGTTGGTTATCTAGCCACAATGCTATCTGAAGCTGAGAATAATTTTATCTGGAAATTAATGTCTTCAGATGGTTGGTTTGGTGGTTCAGATGAGGTTGGTCAGGTAAATGCGGCAAAAGGTACAACAGCTTTTGCATCACAAGCAGCAGTGGAACAAAAATGGCACTGGGTTACTGGCCCCGAGAAGGGAACGCAATTTTCTAACGGTAGTACAGCGGTTACAGGTCAATACGCAAAATGGGCTGGTGGGGAACCAAACAACGCTGGTGGGGAACATTACGCACAATTTTATTCAGCAAATAGTGGTTCATGGAATGACTTACCAAATACAAATTTACCTGGTTATATTTGTGAATATGGTGATATGCCTGGTGATCTAACATCAAGTGTAACAATATTCACAAGACAAATAAATGTGGGCAACGGTTCCACTGGTACTATTAGTGGCGGAGATATAAACGTTTGTTCTGGTTCAAATAGTACGGTGTTAACTTTGAGTGGTATGACTGGTAGTGTTGTTAGGTGGGAATCATCCTTTGATAACTTCTTTACCGCTGGTACAACTATATCCAGCACATCAACCAGTATAACAATATCAAATATAACAAAGACAACTTATTACAGGGCAATTGTTAATTCAAGTAGCCCAGTTACTTGTTCATCGCTATCCTCTTCTAGTGTGTTTTTATCGGTAAAACCAACTAATTCTGGTACCGTATTCGCTGCAAACAATACCATATGCGCTGGTGGTGTTGTTGAGTTAACGCTATCTGGTCAACAGGGTAACATTAATAAATGGCAAAAATCTACGGATAATATTAATTGGACTAACATAACCAATACAACTACAGCTTTAACGGAAACAATATCATCCGCTGGAACATATTACTACAGAGTAGAGGTTCAGACACCTAATTGTGGTAGTGCGGTTTATTCAACTAGTAAAACCATCAGTGTTATAACAGGTACCCCACCAACAGGCGGTTCCGTATCATCAGCCGTACATACCAGCACAACTAATTCTGGTACACTAACTTTAAGTGGCTATACTGGTACAATAGTAAAATGGCAAAGATCGGTTAATAACGGAGTTACATGGACGGATATTGCAAATACTGCGGCAACCTATACATACAGTAATCAGACTGACGCAACTTTATTCAGGGCCCAGTTACAAAGTGGGACTTGTGGTTATACATACTCAAACAATGGTATTATAATCGTAAACCCATTTGCTTATTCGGGATATGTGTATAACACTGAAAATATTGGGGTATCTGGTATATCTGTAAAACTATACTATAAGATTAAAACTCAAACAAACTACACATTATATGGGACGTATACAACAGATGCTAATGGAAAATACACAATAACAACAAATGAAAGCGTTAATTTAAATGATTTTAGGTTGATTGCTGGTGAGAGTATCACCGTTTTACTACCCAGTATTACTGATGCTCAGTTTTTTAACCAAAAGTTATTAACCCAATCTTTTAATGCGAGAGATTATTACAGAATGGATGTAAATGGAAACGATATGTTAACAATAACAGATGTTGTTCTGGTGTTTCAAAGAAATAATAATATATTACCAAGCTGGTTAAATTTAACCCCTAATTATAGGTTATTTACATCAGCACAGTGGTCAGTGATTAACGGATCTAATAATAATTTAAAAACAACCTATACTGGGGCTCAGTCACTTATGGTTGATAATTTAACCCATAACGGGACTTCAAATTTTTATATAATAAAAACAGGTTATAAACAATAAAATTATGAAACAGTTTATTTTAGCGCTCATATTTGTACTAATAGTACCAGTATCAGCTTTTTCTCAAACTTGTGTTAAGGTAGATTCAGTTTACAGCACAATGAAAATAAAAGAGTTTAAAGATAGGAATATCTTATTCGGGGTTAAACAAATAACCGAAGAGGTGTTATCCGAAAAGTATTCATTATGTGAACAAAACGCTATACCAGTTATGGTTGAGATTACTAGAGTTGGTACACCGTCAACAACTTTCAGAATCGCTGGTGTTGGTGCCGCTACAGAAACAACTCAAATATTATTGAAACTTCATTTTGGTGAAACGGTTGTTGATGGTATTGGCGAGTCAGCTACAACAGCTAGCTACGCTTTTATTGAACTAAAAGAAGGTAAAGTGCCATTTAGCAAATCATCAATAGGTATTGCTATGAAAAAAGGTATAATTGATGCAGTTAGTAAACTATAATATGAAGTATTTTATAACAGTATTATTAGTATGTTTTTTTGGTCATTTAGAGGCCCAAATAAAGAGTTTCGACCTAGGTGGGGTGTTACTTACTGGAAACAATAAAAATGTTCAGATAACGTCTAAAATGAGTTATGAACTTAATAATAAAAAAAAGGACATTGGGGTTAGTTTAAACCCATATTATTTTTTATTTTATGGGCAAAAGAATAACGAATTTATTAAACAGTCTGAGGATGCTAGGTTAAATATATTTTCCTGGAAAGAAGTTAAAAACAATTACAGTGTGATACTATTTTCAACTGTTGAGCATTCTTTAGTTAAAAATTTAGATTTAAGTGTTTCTGGTGGTATGGGTCTTAAAAAATCTTTTAAGACTAATAAATTAGGTGGCAGTGTTTCACTTGCATATGTGTATGACAGATCAGAAATATCAAAACTCTGGTTTGGTAGTAAAAGAGTTTCTTATAGACATACGTTTAAATATAAAGTGACTGATTACACCGTTGAGCATAATTTATTATTACAACCAGCTGTTGTATCGACTAATGATTTAATATGGGTAAGAAACACTGTCGGTAATTACAATCTATCGATAACAAAGGCGATTAAAAAAACAACGTCTATTGGTTTTGTTTATGAGGGTTATTTATCGACAATTAGTTCAGAATTAAATAAAAATGTAAAGCCGTTAGATCAGCGATTTAGTCTCATATTCAAGTATTCGATCCCTAATTAAATCAAATTTTTTTTCCTCATATAAATCAAATATCTCTTTTGAGAAATTATCATTAAATATAAATGCGTCAATTTTATTAGTAAAGAGGTCTTCTAACCTATCTTTATATATTAAAATTTTACGACTGTCAACATATCTTTTGTTAAAACTCATAGTACAATAATAAAAAAGGCCTGGTAAAAACCAAGCCTTTATTTTTTGTTTAATTTTAATTAGACAGCAACACCATCTAAGAATAAAGTACCTAAAGTAGCAATAGCCGCTTTAGCTTCAGTTAATGTTTCAACTGAACTTCCATTAGCTGTTGAACCGATGGCGATAACACCTTCATCATCAGCAGCACCAAAGAAATGAATTTCGTTGGATTGTACAATAGCAGCTACATAACCAGATGCGGGTACCAATAAAGCACCATCTTCGTACTCACATTCTACAGCCTTTCCATTTAAATTTTTTACAAATGCCATTTTAATTGTTTTTTAGTTTTATGTTTATTTTATTATATTAATATCTTGGTGGATAAATACCTTGCACGCAAATCATATAATGCATACCCTCAGGTGCTTTATCTTTTAAATCTGGTATCTCAAATGTTGTGATACCATCACCACCGTATATAGTACCGATTATACTAAAAAGCGCCTCGTTACCATTAATTGGTAATTTTCTACCATCGCAAAACATAAAGCCGTTAACTTCGTAAGTACCAGCAAATAGTTTTACCATTCCCATAATTTCGTCCATAATTTTTTTTTATTAGTTTTTTATTTATTTTAGTAAATTGTAATATTCTTTAAAATGTTTGATTCTATCAGCTAAACCGATTGTACCACCATTAACTCTTTTTGTAACAGCTGTTACCGTTGCATCATCAGCACCCTTGTCACATATAGACCAAAGTTTATTTGAATCAAAGAAAAATGCCGCTGACATTAAAGGATATTTTGTTGCAACAAGATCTGGCGTTTCAATTATATTCTCCTCAACCATTTTGTCAAACGCTGTGTAGTTTGATTTACCAGTTAATTGAATGTATCCACGGCCTCTGAATTTAAAACCTTCACCAGAAGCTTCATCACCATTACCCATACGAGATGAATATACACGGTTAGCAATTTTTTCTGGCTGACGAGAATAAGACTCATTTAAATTACCAGGAAAATATTTAGGGAATATTTTTTTAAGACCATCAGCGCTGTAATTTAAGTTTTCGCTAACAGCTTTAAAACCACCAGATTCATGACCACACTGTGCCAAGAAATGTGCTAATCTTAATACGTTTGTAATGTTGAATTTAGCTGCTGTGTCAGGGATCTGAGCAATAACCGCATCAGGGATATGACCTTTTAATGCTTCTAATTTGAAGCTAGATGGTGGGATAGCTACTGGAGCGGCAGCTGGTTTAGCTGGGGCAGCGCCCTCATTTAAACCCATTTTTGCCCAAGTCGCATCACCAACAATACCATCAGCTGTTAAACCATTGGCAGCTTGCCATTCTTTAACTAATTTTTCTGTACCTGGACCGAAAGCGCCATCAGCTGTCGTACCCAGTTTCGCTTGGAGTTTTTTTACATCATCTCCTTTTGAACCTACTTTTAATAACATAATTCTTTTTTTGATTTTTTATTTTATTATACTAACAGTAAATACTTTCAAAAAATCCTTAAGACTCATTTTTTTAATTTCAGCAAAAAATTTTGCGGCCTCTAACCTTGAAGCGTGTTTGTTAGTTCTGCCGATTGGCTCTTTTGTTTTGTCGAATCTATTGTAAAAAATAATCATATGTTTGTTTTTAATAAATATTTAAGATTATAGGATAATTTTCATTTTTATCAATATATTTATTGAAAAAACTAAACAACTACTAAAACAAACTAACTATGGCAGCACCAGGTAAAAAGAAAACTTCCTCATCAGGTATTAAGGAGTTTAGACGTAAAATCAAAAAGAATAGAAAGGGTATCCATTCTAAGAATAAAACAAGTAAGGGTAAACAGAGTAAAAACTACAAGAAACCATATAGAGGACAGGGTAGAAGATAACTTTAGAAAAAAAATCAAATTCAGGTAAAGGGTTAATTATGAGTTAATTATGATTACCCTTGAACCAATACTTATGGTAACGTAAAGTCAAAAATTTAAACAACCTCTATAAAAAAGCCACCGTAATAGGTGGCTTTTTATATTTTACAAATCATCGTAAATCATGAAGTATAATTCTTCTTTTGGTCTGGTAACCGCAACATAATGTATGTTTCTACCTTCTTCATCAATATCACCATCGTCTGTTATAAATGAATATTCTGCCAAACTATGTGTTAAACTACCATGTTTTATTAACATATCTGGATCGGCTGAATTAATAACAACACATCTTGGGAATTCCCTACCTTTACTTTTATGTATTGATGTTACAAATACATCGGAGTCGATATTAGATTCAATAAAATCTATGAAGTCTTGGTTATTTAAGAAGTAGGGTAATACATCATTTAATTTCTTTTTAAGGCTATCTGTTATGTTTGATTTTTTAATGTTATCAAGATCCGTTTTTGTTATGTAGTTAAAATAACGCATTGGGACTTTTTTCTTAAGAGCTTGCTTTTCAATCTCTTTGATAATATTGTTTGTTCTAACAAGAACGGTTAAGGGTTTACCGTCTAACATCATCTCAAATAATCTCTTTTTTGTTATGAATTTTTCATCAACAAAACCCTCATGTTCCGATTCAGGTATAGCCATTAACGAGCTAAATTTGTTTGCGTTCTCAACAATTTTTTTATGAGACCTAAAGTTTTTTGTTAAGGTTAACTCAACAACAGTTTTCTTTTGTTTTAACAACGATTCAATTTTTTCGCAATTAGCTCCAGAAAAACCATAGATTGATTGGTTCTTGTCACCAATAAGGTAATATTGTTTTGCGTTAATTGCGGATAAGATTTTCATTTGGAGTGTCGATGTATCTTGATACTCATCAATAAAGATATAATCATACATACCGTCAAAAAATTCTTTATGTTTAGGGTCTCTTGTTAATTTTTCTGTGTCAATTAACATGTCAGAGAAATCACGGCTATTAGTCTCCTTTAAAAAGGCAATGTAGTGGTCATAAAAATTTGGTTTTGGTGATTTAACACCATCGTAAAATTGTAGTTTATATGCCGAAAAAGATGATGATATACTGGCACCCTCTTCATAAAACCTTTCAATAGTAGCGTAATATTCCTCTCTTATTTTTCTTGGGTCTTTAAAAGACGGCTTCTTTTTATCACGGTACCAATTTATAAAATCGTAAAATGTGACAATGGGTTTAAACTTACCTAGTTTTGCCAACGTACCACTGGTAAAACTATGTATGGTTGTAATCTTAACATCACTGTTAATACGGTGTCTTAATTCATTTACAGCATCATTAGTAAATGAGAAAAAGATTATTCTGTTTGGGTCAACCCCGTTATCCAATAGGTGATTTAACCTACCCACCGTGGAATGGGTTTTACCACTACCAGCTGTTGCTGACAATATTACGGATTCTGGTCCGCTAAACTCAATAAACTCAAGTTGTTCTTTAGTATATCCTTTCATGTTTACAAAATTAGGAATTTATTTGGTTATAAACAAATTTTTTTTTACTTTTGTGTCATGAGCATTATAACATTTAAAGGTGCGTTCGATACGCACATAAAAAAATTCAGTAGAATTAAGTTGGATGAAAGGGACATCCATAATTGCGTTTCATACATTAGGGCTGTTGTTAAACACAAACACAACACAACAAAACTAAATAAAAATAATGAGAAATACAAAGATATGTTCACGTTAACATGCGCAATAACAGCGATTTCAAAACGTATAAAACATCCGATTATGGATTACAACAATGTTAATGTTGAACCCTTACAGCAATTAAGAAACTCATTTGAAAAGTGGGTTGATGTTATTATGTTTAATTACAATGAGTTTCCGATTTTTTACAGACCAATGTATAAAAAAGCTATTTTTGTTTGCAAAGTTAGTGATACTGAGTTTATTGTGTGTGGTTACGCAACACCAAGATTAATTGATAGTTTTCACTCTAAGATGTTAGTTAATAATCAAACAATAAGAGAACAATCAAATATGAGTGCTTTTTACGGTTTTGATCGTTTAAGCCCAATACCAAATAATGTATATGATTTTAAGAATTTATTCATTTAAAGAGATATTTATATTATAATATCATTAGTAATGGGTAAAAAAATATACAAAATGACCGAAAGCCAAATGGCTAAAATTTTGAATGAAAGAGGTTCAAAAAATAACACTTTATCATCCCCCAAAGATGAGGGTTTGAGTCTTGATGTGATTTCGGAATTGTTCTCAATTCATGAGGAAGCTGAAAACCCAGCGTTTTACATCTCAAAAAATAAAGATAATTTTGGTAAACCCATGATGGAAAAATCTGATGATTGTTATCATGTTGTTGTTAACCCAGAGTATAAGGATCTTTCTTTTGTTTTTGAAGTTATTAATGATATGTATGAAAACAAAGAGTTTGAACCGTTAATTTCTGAATCAGAGGTTATTTGTGAGGAGTGTTTTGAGTTATCCATTGAAAAAAAATTAATGGAAAATTTTGACTCTTGGATATTAAAAGATCTGGTTTCTGAAGACGTAAAATACCATTTGAGTAATAGCATACCTTTATTAGAAAATGAATATAGACCTGGTAGTGAAAAACACGCTTTCCTAATTAAAGAAGCTAGGGAGCTTTGGGAAAAGAAGGTAATTAGGTTATCCGCTTTAGACACAAAGTTATTTGAAAACACAGATTTAGGTAGATTTGATTTATTTGAGGGTCAGATGGTTCCATTGGATTTACCATTTACTGAAGATATGCCAGAAGACGAACTTATAGCTGAAGCAAAGTATCAGGGTAAGGAAGTTGAGCTTGGTAAACCTAAAAGAGGTGGTTCTAAAAAGTTTTATGTTTATGTTAGAAAACCAGGTGGTGGTATTAAGAAAGTTTCTTTTGGTGATACAACTGGTTTATCTGTTAAATTAAATAACCCAGCGGCACGTAAAGCGTTTGCTTCTAGACATGATTGTGCGAATAAAAAAGATAGGACTAAAGCATCCTACTGGTCATGTAGATTACCTAGATATGCTAGTTTACTCGGTTTAAAATCTAAATTTGGTGGATACTGGTAAACCATACAAAGACATTGAGGTTGGTGACAATTATGTCATAAGAGAATTTGACGAAAAGATTGATCCCATTGAACTTATGTGGCATAGAGATAATGAAGATCGTGTTATTGAGGTGTTAAACACAACTGACTGGAAATTTCAATATGATAATCAATTACCCATTCCATTAAAAGAAAATGTCTCACTAAAAATAGCAAGACATGACTGGCATAGAGTTATAAAGGGTACTGGTAATCTTAGGTTAAAAATAACTAAAAGTTAATTCTACAAGTTCCGTAAACACCCTCATAACCATCTTCTTGATCTAACCACTGAAGACCTGAATTTGCCCCACCATAGAATATAAAATTAGAATTTTCATCCATAAACTCTTCCTCTTTTCCAGGTTGGATAACGATTTCAACACCATTTAATTGTACGGGTTGATCTTTTACCCCATAATTTATGATACCACCCCAACTAAAAATGTATAAAGGATTGTATTTGGCAAATCTTCTAAACAACTCGATGTTAATCTTTCTATCACACTTTATTTCCCTGTTAAAGGTGTAGCATAACATTTCAGCTGTAGCTGTATCAACTTTAAATTTATGTACTGATAATATTTCAGCTAAGGGGTTTTCGTAAATCATTTACCAAATTATCTATCTTATCGTACAAATCATGTAAAGTACGATCATTTATTATTTCGGTTGTAATACCAACAATAGAGTCCATTTCTTTTTCAGATGCATGCTCATCACCAGTACTTAGGTTTGGTCTTTGCACTGACAATATCGTACCACCCATCTTTAATATTGCATCAACTTCGTGTTGAAATCTAACATCGCAAATAACAACATCTAGATCTTTATTTTGGTTATACCATTGTTCAAAACGCTTAACCCAGAAACTTCTACCAAATACTTGTAATTCTGGTATATATTTTGGCATGTCGTATTGAAAAACCTCAGTACCCATTATCTGTAGCACTAATCTTGGGGTTATCCCCCAGGTTGGGTCAATCTCATCTTTAGCATCACCAAAAACCTGATCTTCCGTAAAACCAAACAATTCCATAGCCCCACGTTTGATCGGGTTAGCAAAACTATATTTTACAAAATTTTTACTTGCGACTAGGTAATCACCTGTTGTATCTTTACCTGAACGTTTTTTTCCTAAAACACCTATTATCATATTAACTTATTTGTACAATAATAGTAAAAACGTTTTAAAAAAACAAATCCCCTTTCGGGGATTTTATTATTTATTTATTTCATTTAGAAATTCGTCCACAACTGATTTATGTATTCTTCTTAAATAATCTTTTGGTTGTTCTTGAACTGGTTGTTCTGGTGCCATTTCTTCAGCACCTGGTTCAGCTGTTGGTTCGGCTTCTGTTGTATCTTCAGAATCTTTATTTTGAAGTTTATTTAACATATCATTCATATCTTCTTCTGTTATCTTTGTCATATCGATTGCAGATAAGATTGAATTAACAACGTATTTATAATCTTTTGATTCTAATTCCTGAGAACCATCTCTCATTTTTTGGGTTAATTTACCAGTGAGTTTTTGAACCGTTTTTAAAATTGGTTCATCAGTGTTTTCAGCCCCAGTTTCTTGAGCTGGTTCTTCTGCGGTTGCAGCGGCTGGATCTAATGCTGGGTCTGTAGTTGTATCGACAGCTGTATCAGCTGGTGTTTCAGTTGAGAAATCTGTGGCTAAATCCGCAGGTTCTTCCGATGGTGCAGCTGTGGTATCAATGCCCGAATCAACCGTTGTATCGGTTGCTGGTGCGGTACCAGTATTCTTAAGTTTTAGGATATAACGCTCAGTTATACTTTTTTTTTTAAAACATCGATGTTTTCTTTAAAATCAACAGATTCGTTAATTTCTCTAAACATCATATTTAAGTGTTTTAAAGCATCAGCGTATGATTTGTAAGAATGCTCATGAATGTTTTGAACACCTGTTAAATAATCATATTCACCGTTTTCATTTTTAGTTTTAATGTAAACGTGTTTTTCTTCTTGTACAATACCATATTCGGTACCGTTAGCCGCTACGGCTTCGTGTAATACATTAGACAAATGACCAAGAACTGGCGCACTTTCAGTAACCAATTCTTTTTTAATACCAGCAATCTCTAAGATCCTAGCTAATTTATCGTCTACGTTTTCTATTTTTTCAGAACCTATTGGTTTCATATCTTAGTTATTTAAAATAATTATTCTTCTTATAAATATAAGCAAAAAGAGGAAAATATCAATATTCCAGATTTTCTAGGGATAAAAATTCATCTTTGACATCAATACCCATATCAGCTAATTTATCCATATACCCAGATCTTCTTAAATATTTAAAAACCAAATTCTCAGTACTGAACTCACCCGTTGAGTTTAAACCGCTTTTTCTATATGCTCTAATCTTTTCTTTTAATTTTTTTAATTTTAAAATCTTAGCATCCGCATCTTTTTCATTGGCGATGTCGTTTAATTTTTTATCAAATTCTTTTACCTTTTTAACAATATCTTTTTTATTTATCTCTGGTTTTTGTTTACTGGGTTCTTTTCTCCATTTACTATAAAGTATGCTATATATACCATCGGCTGCATCCAAAACCTCTTCAACATCCTGGACATATAACTCAACATCAAACCCCTTGATTTTTATATCATGTTTTAGGTTATATAACTCTTTTTTAGCCGTAAAAAATTCATCAACTAAAATATTATCATCGTTAACAGCTTTTTTATCTACAACAATGTGTAAATCAATATCAGAATACTCTGACCAATTGTAATTAGCTAAACTACCAACAAACAAAATATCTTCAATAGCAAAACTATCAATACCAAAACTTTCAATAAAATCTTTTGCTATCGCAATTAAACGTTCTCTAATCTCTTTTTTAAGTTTTATTTCCTTAAAATTATCAGATGACGGGTTTTCCCAAATATCTGAATATAAGCTAGGTCGAACAGTAAAACTTTTTAAAATATTGTCCATATCAGATAAATATCTGTATTTTCGGTTAAATTAGGTAATCTTCCTCAAATTCTTCAGAAATATAGTGTTCATCCTTTTTTTCAATCCAACCAGTGATGATATATTTATACTGACCATTTTGCGGTGGGTTACCACGATGTTTATGTGTCCATAAAGCTGGTGCTATAACTAATTTACCAACTTCTGGGTTGACTTTAAGTGGGTTGAACTTGAATTCGGTCTCACCACCACTATCAACATCATTTAAATAGTAGATAAAAAACAACTCCCTTTTTGATGTTGTTCCACCCTCATTTTCGTGGTGCCAAGCGTAATAACCTTGGTCGTCAATGTACCTCTGCATTTGCATGTGGGGTTGGCCGTTACTACCAGCCATGTAACAAGATTGGGCCGTCCTAACGGCAGAAGCTTTAGTGGCAAAACCACCTGTCATTGTCATGAAACTGTTACATTCAATGTAATCAACCAAATTACCTAATAAATTTTCTCTCAAGTAATCATAAATGTATAACCAATTTGGGTTGTCTAAATTTAAATGGATCATCAAATCTGTTGAGGATTTTACCAACTTATTTACACCAGCCCCACTAATACCTTCCATTTGATTTTTAGAAGTTTCAAACTCATTTATTATAAACTCACAAACTTCTTTTGGGATGGCTTTTTCGTATATTTTAATTAAATTATCCGTCATAATTTTTTGTTATAAATAATTTTAAAACTGTTAATATCATCGTTTAATCTTAATGGAATACCTTTATGCTCACTAAAATCACATAATTCTGAATTTTTAAAAAAAACAAACGTATTACAACCGTATCTATCGGATAGGTCATCTGAATATTCTTTAACTTTTTTAGCAAATTCGCCAAAATCGTTACCGTCATTTTCAAACAATATTAAGATATTGTTTTTTTCTAGCATGTTGGTGTAAGTGTAGACTAATCTACCCTCTTGCCAAAATTCAATTTTCCAATGCCCTATTTCATTCATCGGATAGGCTCCCCAGGTTCCACCGTTTAAAAACATTTCACCAAAAAACTCATCATTATAATACCATTTAACAAGGTAATTTTGGTTACCACGTATGGAAACCTTAGCCATGTTATGAAAGGTTATGTTGGCTCTTGACTCATATCTTATATCAACGTACATAGGTTAAATTTTTCTATAGGTGTATGCTTTTGCTATATTAGCGTTAAAATATTTACCCTGACTTTCAGCTAAATTCATTGCGGCAAATGTTTCATGGGGCACATCATCATACTCATAAATTGCGCCATTATTAAATGTTACTTGTAGTTTTTTAGTGTTTGTATTGTACTTACCTTCTTTGATATTTGAGCTTTCATACGAAACTACTACGTTTTCACCCAAATACTGTTTACTTGTTACTGACATGATCTTCTTCGATGTTAAATTTTATTGTTGGTGTTATTTTTACAAAGTTTTTTATCTTATCCAACTCATATACAATTGTATTATTAATGATAACTGGCCCATTATCAGTTTCTTCTGTTGACTTTGTTGTTACAATTAAATGGTTACCACTTATCATAGATACAACATTGTTTACATCCTGATCGGAGTATTCGATAAAATTACCGTCCTTAAAATAGATTGTTGTTTTCCCCATAATATTTATTTTTAACAAAAGTAGGAAAAAAGTTTGGTTATGTCAAGATTATTACTATCTTTGCATAAAATATATATTCGCACATGAAAGAAAGAATGACAAATGAGTTAAGAAGCGCCTTTACTAGGGGGCAATCCGTGGCAATTAAGTATGATGACTCGATGCTTAGGTTACAACATGTTATATTCGGTATCCTTACTACTGAGAATATGATTTATGAGGTTGTCAAAAACAAAGTATTGGATTTTGATGTGATGGTTAATGACTTAAATGACATTAATAAGAGGCTTTCCGATTCATCTAATGGTAAACAAGATGGTATCTTACCTTTTGAGTCAGATCTTCAAGAAATAATTAAAGAGTGTATCGTAAGGAAAAAGCCAACCGACTACATCACTGTTGAGCTTTTCTTTCTAATCTCAATGGAAAAAGATAATGCGATTGTTAAACTTTTTAAGGAATATGGTTTAACAAAAACTTTTATCGCTAAGAAAATTAAACAATTATCAACACCACAAGCCAGCGTATTCTCTAATGATGATGAGTTACCTAGAGATAGGAAACCATTAAACGAGGCAAATAAAAATATTAAATCAAAAACACCGACATTAGATAATTTTGGTCGTGATTTAACTGTTTTAGCACAAGAAGGTAAATTAGATCCTGTAATAGGTCGTGCATCTGAGGTTGAGAGGGTTTGTCAAATTTTAACAAGAAGAAAGAAAAATAACCCGATTCTTATTGGTGATCCAGGTGTTGGTAAGACAGCTATCGCTGAAAGTTTAGCAATTAAAATTGCGAACGGTGATTGCCCAAGGCCTCTAATGAACAAACGTGTTGTAACATTAGATATGACATCGTTGGTTGCTGGTACAAAATATCGTGGTCAGTTTGAGGAGAGAATTAAAGCTATTGTTGATGAGGCTAAAGATAACCCAAATGTGATTCTTTTCATTGATGAATTACATACAATTGTTGGTGCTGGTAATTCATCGGGTTCGTTAGACGCTGCAAACGTATTTAAACCCGCATTAGCCCGTGGAGAACTCCAATGTATTGGTGCAACAACTCTTGATGAATATCGTGAGCATATTGAAAAGGATGGTGCTTTAGATAGAAGATTCCAAAAAGTTATGGTTAACCCACCAATCTTAAGTGAGACTAAAGAAATCCTTATGAATATTAAAGAGAAATACGAAGATTTCCATAAAGTAACATACACTGAAGAGGCTATTGATGAAATTATCGCATTGGCTGATCGTTATATCACAAACAGGGAATTCCCTGATAAGGCTATCGATATCATGGATGAGGCTGGTTCAAGAACTCAGGTGGCGGTTAAGGCACCACAAAAAATAAAGGATCTTGAACTTAAGTTAAAAGAGATTAAGGATCAAAAACAACAAGTTGTTAAAACCCAAAATTTTGAGCAGGCAGCGCAGCTTCGTGATCAAGAGAAAAAAATTCTTACCGAGTTAGATAAAGAAAATTCAATGTGGAAGTTATCGATTAATGATAAAAGAAATATTGTGACGGATGATATGATCTCCGAAGTAGTATCAATGATGACGGGTATACCTGTTAGTAAAGTCTCTGAGAATGAGGTAACAAGATTATTATCAATGGATGGTGAATTGGCTAATTGTGTTATTGGTCAATCAGATGCAATCGATAAAGTTGTTTCATCAATCAAAAGAAATAGAACTGGTATTAGAAAACAATCTAAACCAATCGGTTCATTCTTATTTATTGGACCAACTGGTGTTGGTAAAACAGAATTAGCAAAATGTTTAGCTGAAAAAGTTTTTGGTTCTCAAGATGCTATTATCCGTGTCGATATGTCCGAATACTCCGAAAAATTTAATATTAGTAAGTTAATTGGGGCACCCCCAGGTTATGTTGGGTATAACGAAGGTGGTCAATTAACGGAGAAAGTTAAAAATAAACCATATTCTTTGGTTTTATTTGATGAGATTGAAAAGGCTCACCCAGATATTTTCAATGTTATGCTTCAATTACTTGATGAGGGTTATTTAACCGATGCTAACGGTAGAAAAATTAATTTCAAAAATACCATTATCATCATGACATCAAATATCGGTTTGAAAGAGGTTCAAGATTTTGGTACTAAAATCGGTTTTAATGATTCTGAAGCGGATGCGATTGTAAACTCAAAAAGTATTATTGAAAAAAACCTTAAGAAAACTTTTAAACCAGAATTTATTAATCGTTTGGATGAAATTGTTTATTTTAATTATCTAACACAAGATGATGTTGTTAAAATTATTGATTTACAATTAAAGGATTTTGAAAATCACTTAAAAAATGTTGGGTTTACATTTAAAATTGATAAAAAATCTAAAGAATTTATTTTGGAAAAAGGTTTTAATAAACTATACGGGGCTAGGGAAATCCAAAGAACCATACAGAAATATGTAGAGGACCCGATTTCAGACGAAATGTTACGTAAACAAATGCCTAAATCTGGTAAAATAAGTTTAACTTATAATATTAAGAGTGAAAAAATAAACGTTAACATCACAGAATAAAAAAATAGTAAAAAAAAACGTTGTTACTGTTGCCTTATTAGTATTTGATACTATTTATATGTTAGTAGTTTAAACTAACATATATAAATGGCAACAGTAACAATTTATCTTAGAGACGATCTAGGAAGGGCACTATCCTATGCGGAATTAGATGCTAACTTCCAAAATATAAAAGACGTTATAGAAAATCTTGGAATAGATGATCTATCTGACGTTGTAATTAGTGGCCCCAATGAAGGGGACATTTTAGTTTGGAACGATACCACTGGACAGTGGGAAAACACCCAAGATCTTAAGGGTGTTTATATTTTAAATGAGTTATTTGTTACAGGAATGACCGAAAATAGTTCACCGAACTATTTTGTGTCGTTTAATGCAGCTACTGGTGAATATTCATATTCACCTTTATTAACAGGTACTTCTGGTACAGCTGGTACTTCAGGTTATTCGGGTTTGAGTGGTTCTGATGGTACATCTGGTGTTTCTGGAGAATCAGGTAGTAATGGTAGTGATGGTAGTAGTGGTAATGATGGTTCTTCAGGAACTTCAGGGATAAGTGGTGAATCAGGTAGCACTGGTACTTCAGGTGAAAGCGGTGCCGATGGCTCCAACGGAACTTCGGGGATGTCTGGCGAATCTGGGTCAACAGGATCAGATGGTACATCGGGTAATGATGGTAGTAACGGAACCTCAGGTTTAAGTGGAGAAAGTGGTAGTAATGGCACATCAGGTGAAAGTGGTAATGATGGTTCTTCAGGAACTTCAGGAATAAGTGGAGAAAGTGGTTCAACTGGCTCTGACGGTTCTTCAGGAGCAGATGGTTCCAACGGAACCTCTGGTATAAGTGGTGAATCAGGTTCAACTGGTAGTGATGGCACATCAGGTAATGACGGATCTTCAGGGACTTCAGGAGTAAGTGGTGAATCTGGTAGTACTGGTTCAGATGGTTCTTCAGGAGCGGATGGTTCAAATGGAACATCAGGTATATCAGGTGAATCTGGTAGCACAGGAAATGATGGTACGAGTGGTCAATCTGGTACTTCTGGTACAAATGGTATTGATGGTGTTGATGGTGTTGATGGCACAAGTGGGATAAGCGGTAACGATGGTTCTAATGGTACTTCAGGTGTTTCAGGTGAATCAGGGTCAACTGGTACTTCAGGTGAAAGTGGTGCCGATGGTTCCAATGGAACTTCTGGTATTTCTGGTGAATCTGGGTCAACAGGATCAGATGGTTCTTCAGGAGCTGACGGTAGTTTTGGTACTTCAGGTATTTCTGGTGAATCAGGTTCAACAGGGTCTGACGGATCTAGTGGTAATGATGGTTCTTCAGGAACTTCAGGAATAAGTGGAGAAAGTGGTTCTAACGGAACCTCTGGTATAAGTGGTGAATCGGGATCAACAGGATCAGATGGGTCAAGTGGTAATGATGGTAGTTTTGGTACTTCAGGTATTTCTGGTGAATCAGGCAGTAATGGTACATCAGGTGAAAGCGGTAACGATGGTTCCAACGGAACTTCAGGTATAAGTGGTGAAAGCGGTAGTACAGGATCAGATGGATCATCAGGTAATGATGGTTCTTCAGGAACTTCAGGGGTAAGTGGAGAAAGTGGTAGTACAGGTAGTGATGGTAGTAGTGGTGATAATGGTTCAAATGGAACTTCAGGTGAATCTGGCGAAAGTGGGTCTTCAGGATCAACTGGGTCTTCAGGTTCTTCAGGTATAAATGGTTTAAATGGTGAAAGCGGAGCTTCAGGTTCTTCAGGAACTAACGGTTCGGACGGTGATTCTGGTACAACAGGCGTTAACGGGACTTCAGGGGAATCTGGTTCAACTGGTAGTGATGGTAGTAGTGGTAATGACGGTTCTTCAGGAACCTCTGGTATAAGTGGTGAATCTGGGTCTACTGGTTCAGATGGTTCTTCAGGAGCGGATGGTTCTAACGGTACATCTGGCCAATCTGGTGAAAGTGGTTCATCGGGTGAATCTGGTACATCAGGTGAAAGTGGTACTTCTGGTACAAATGGTGTTGATGGTGTTGATGGTGTTGATGGAACTTCAGGAATAAGTGGTGAATCGGGATCAAACGGATCCAATGGTTCTTCAGGTAATGACGGATCAAATGGTACTTCTGGTCAATCGGGTGAAAGCGGTAGCACAGGTTCAGATGGGTCTTCAGGTAATGATGGTTCATTTGGAACCTCTGGTCAATCGGGTGAATCTGGGTCTACTGGATCAGATGGGTCTTCAGGTAATGATGGATCTTTTGGTACTTCTGGCCAATCTGGCGAGTCAGGATCAACTGGTTCAGATGGTACATCAGGCGATAATGGCTCAAATGGGACTTCAGGAATAAGTGGTGAAAGTGGTAGCACAGGTTCAGACGGATCTTCAGGTAATGACGGATCTAATGGAACTTCAGGAATAAGTGGAGAATCGGGATCAACTGGATCTTCAGGTTCTTCAGGTAATGATGGATCTTTTGGTACTTCTGGCCAATCAGGTGAATCTGGTTCTACAGGATCCGATGGATCAAGTGGGGCTGACGGTTCATTTGGAACCTCTGGCCAATCAGGTGAATCTGGGTCTTCAGGATCCGATGGATCAAGTGGGGCTGACGGTTCATTTGGAACCTCTGGCCAATCAGGTGAATCTGGGTCTACTGGATCAGATGGTACATCTGGTAATGACGGATCTAATGGTACTTCAGGAATAAGTGGTGAGTCTGGATCAACTGGGTCAGATGGTTCTTCAGGAGCGGATGGTTCATTTGGAACATCAGGGATAAGCGGTGAAAGTGGTAGCACAGGTTCAGACGGATCTTCAGGTAATGACGGTTCTTCAGGAACATCTGGTCAATCAGGTGAAAGTGGTAGCACGGGTAGTGATGGTTCTTCAGGAGCTGACGGTAGTTTTGGTACTTCAGGTGAAAGTGGTGAATCGGGATCCTCAGGATCAACTGGATCTTCAGGTTCTTCAGGTATAAATGGTTTAAATGGTGAAAGCGGAGCTTCAGGTTCTTCAGGAACTAACGGTTCTTCTGGTGATAACGGTTCTAACGGAACCTCTGGTATAAGTGGTGAATCAGGTTCAACTGGTTCAGACGGTTCTTCAGGAGCTAACGGTAGTTTTGGAACCTCTGGTATAAGTGGTGAATCTGGGTCTACTGGTTCAGATGGGTCTTCAGGTAACGATGGTTCCAACGGAACTTCAGGTCAATCAGGTGAAAGTGGTTCAACTGGTTCAGACGGATCTTCAGGTAATGACGGATCTAATGGGACTTCAGGAATAAGTGGTGAGTCTGGATCAACTGGTAGTGATGGTAGTAGCGGTGATAATGGTTCAAATGGAACTTCAGGAATAAGTGGAGAATCAGGTTCAACTGGTAGTGATGGCACATCAGGTAATGACGGATCTTCAGGGACTTCGGGAATAAGTGGTGAGTCTGGATCAACTGGGTCAGATGGATCAAGTGGGGCTGATGGGTCTTACGGTACATCTGGTCAATCGGGTGAATCTGGTTCCACAGGTAGCGATGGATCTTCAGGTAATGATGGTTCATTTGGAACATCTGGTATATCAGGTGAGTCTGGATCCTCTGGATCAGATGGTTCTTCAGGTAATGATGGTTCATTTGGAACATCTGGCCAATCTGGCGAAAGTGGGTCTTCGGGATCAACTGGATCTTCAGGTTCTTCAGGTATAAATGGTTTAAATGGTGAAAGCGGAGCTTCAGGTTCTTCAGGAACTAACGGTTCTTCAGGTGATGATGGCTCCAACGGAACCTCTGGTATAAGTGGAGAATCGGGATCAACTGGTTCAGATGGTTCTTCTGGTGATAATGGTTCAAGTGGAACTTCTGGTGTATCAGGTGAAAGTGGTAGCACGGGTAGTGATGGCACATCAGGTAATAACGGATCTAACGGTACAAGTGGTTTATCAGGTGAAAGCGGTTCAACTGGTTCAGATGGTACATCAGGTAATGATGGTTCTAATGGTACATCGGGTGTAAGTGGCGACTCTGGGTCAACTGGTTCAAATGGTACAAGCGGTGATAACGGTTCTTCAGGAACTTCAGGAATAAGTGGTGAATCAGGTTCAACTGGATCAGATGGTACATCAGGAAACGAAGGTTCTAACGGTACATCAGGAATAAGCGGTGAAAGTGGTAGTACAGGATCGGATGGTACAAGCGGTGATAACGGTTCTTCAGGAACTTCAGGAATAAGTGGTGAATCTGGTTCTACAGGTAGCGATGGATCTTCGGGTAATGATGGCTCATTTGGGACATCTGGTCAATCGGGTGAATCTGGTTCTACAGGTAGCGATGGTACATCTGGTGATGGTGGTAGTTTTGGTACTTCAGGTGAAAGTGGTGAAAGTGGGTCTTCAGGGTCAACTGGATCTTCAGGTTCTTCAGGTATAAATGGTTTAAATGGTGAATCAGGCGCTTCTGGTTCTTCAGGAACAAACGGTTCTTCTGGTGATAACGGTTCTACTGGAACATCTGGTTCAAGTGGTGCTTCAGGCTCTACTGGAACATCAGGAAGTTCTGGCGACTCAGCCTCTTCAGGAACAGCTGGTTCTTCAGGAACATCAGGTTCTAATGGTTCAAGTGGTGAAAGTGGGTCATCAGGTTCAGCAGCATCTTCAGGTTCGTCTGCAACTTCAGGTACAATCGGTACTTCTGGTTTAGCCGCAAATAGTGGTTCAAGCGCAACCTCAGGTTCTTCTGCAACCTCAGGTTCTAGCGGTACAAATGGTGCTAGTTCAAACAGTGGTTTAAGTGAAACTTCAGGTTCTTCTGGTTCTTCTGGTACAAATGGTACAACTGGTGTTGCTGGTCAAAGTAGATTATCATTCTCATCTGGTTCAAGTGGTTCTTCAGGAACTTCAGGAACTGGTGGTAATTCTGGCGCTTCAGCTTCTTCAGGTTCTTCAGCAACTTCTGGTACAGTTGGTACTTCTGGTTTAAGTGCGTCTTCTGGTTCAGCTGGATCAAGTGCTACATCAGGAACATCAGGATCAACAGGTAGCGCTGGTTCTTCAGGTGCTTCAGCAACTTCAGGTACGTCTGCATCATCTGGTTCTTCTGCAACTTCAGGAACAAACGGTACTTCGGGTTTATCTTCAAATAGTGGTTCTTCTGCAACCTCAGGTAGTTCTGCTACAAGTGGTACATCAGGATCTTCGGGTTTATCTGCATCTTCTGGTAGTTCAGCAACCTCAGGTTCTTCAGCAACTTCTGGTACAGCTGGATCAAGCGGTGTTTCTTCAACATCAGGAACATCTGCATCAAGCGGATCTTCAGCAACTTCAGGAACAAACGGTACTTCAGGATTATCTTCAAATAGTGGTTCTTCTGCAACTTCAGGTACATCTGCGACTTCAGGTACGACAGGTACAAGCGGTTTAGCTGGTTCAAGTAAAACATCAGGTTCTTCGGGTTCTTCAGGTACATCTGGTTCAAGCGGTGTTGATGGTGCTGATGGTATTTCTGCTATTTCAGCAACATCTGGTTCAAGCGGTTCTACGGGTACAAATGGTACTGGCGGTTTATCTAGTAACTCTGGTTCTTCAGGAACATCAGGTTCATCCGCAACCTCAGGAACAGTTGGTTCTTCAGGTTTAAGTTCTTCTTCTGGATCTTCAGCAACAAGTGGAACATCTGGTTCTACAGGTTCTAACGGTTCTTCGGGAGCATCAGCTTCTTCAGGAACTTCAGCTTCTTCTGGTTCTTCCGCAACTTCAGGTACAAATGGTACTTCTGGTTTAGCCGCAAATAGTGGTAGCTCTGGTTCAGCGGGTTCTTCAGGAACTTCCGCTACTTCAGGATCATCTGGTACATCAGGTTCTTCAGGGGCTTCAGCTTCTTCTGGTACATCAGCTTCTTCTGGTAGTTCAGCTACAAGTGGAACAAATGGTACTTCAGGTTTAGCCTCAAATAGTGGGTCATCAGCTTCCTCTGGTTCTTCTGCAACTTCAGGTACAGCTGGTTCTTCAGGTTTAAGTGCATCTTCTGGTAGTTCAGCATCTTCTGGTACTTCGGGAACAAGTGGTTCCGCTGGTTCATCAGGAGCTTCAGCTTCTTCAGGTACATCAGCATCTTCTGGTTCATCCGCAACTTCAGGAACAAATGGTACATCAGGGTTGAGTTCTAATTCAGGTTCTTCTGCAACCTCAGGTAGCTCTGCTACAAGCGGTACATCAGGTAGTTCAGGTTTAAGCGCATCTTCTGGTAGTTCTGCTACGTCAGGAACATCAGGTTCAGCTGGATCAGCTGGTTCTTCAGGTTTAAGCGCATCTTCAGGGACATCAGCGTCAAGCGGATCTTCAGCAACTTCAGGTACAAATGGTACTTCAGGTTTAGCTGCTAATTCTGGATCATCCGCTACAAGTGGGTCATCTGCAACTAGTGGTACATCGGGTTCTTCAGGAAGTTCAGCTTCTTCAGGAACCGCAGGTTCGAGTGGAAATAGTAATAGTTCTGGTTCATCAGGTTCTTCAGGTAGCTCCGCTACTTCAGGAACAGCTGGTACGTCAGGTCTATCTTCAAATAGTGGTAGCTCTGCCACATCAGGATCCTCAGCAACTTCAGGAACCGCAGGTTCTTCAGGATTGAGTGCAAGTTCTGGTAGTTCTGCTACGTCAGGAACATCAGGTTCTTCAGGTTCAGTAGGGTCATCAGGAGCTTCAGCTTCTTCAGGTACATCAGCATCTTCTGGTTCATCCGCAACTTCAGGAACAAATGGTACAAGTGGTTTAAGCGCATTAAGCGGATCCTCAGCGACTTCAGGTAGCTCCGCTACTTCAGGTACAGCTGGTTCTTCAGGTTTAAGTGCTTCAAGTGGTTCTTCTGCAACTTCAGGTACCTCTGGTTCAAGCGGTACAGCTGGTGCTTCAGGTGCTTCAGCTTCTTCAGGTACATCCGCTTCTTCTGGTAGTTCAGCTACAAGTGGAACAAATGGTACATCAGGGTTGAGTGCAAATAGTGGTAGCTCTGCTACATCAGGATCATCCGCAACTTCTGGCTCAGCTGGTTCAAGTGGGTTGTCAGCATCTTCTGGTAGTTCAGCAACAAGCGGTACAGCTGGTTCTACAGGAACAAGTGGTTCATCAGGAGCTTCAGCGTCTTCAGCAACAAGTGGTACAGCTGGTTCTTCAGCAACTTCAGGTACAAATGGTACCTCAGGTTTATCAGCTAATTCTGGTAGTTCAGCTTCATCAGGATCTTCAGCAACTTCAGGAACCGCAGGTTCATCTGGTTTATCAGCGTCTTCTGGTAGTTCAGCAACAAGTGGTACCTCTGGTTCTACAGGTTCTAACGGTTCTTCGGGAGCATCAGCGTCTTCAGGGACATCAGCGTCAAGCGGATCTTCAGCAACTTCAGGTACAAATGGTACTTCAGGATTAAGTTCAAATTCAGGTTCATCAGGAACAAGCGCATCAAGTGGTACATCAGGTACTACTGGTACAGTTGGTTCTTCAGCTAATAGTGGTTCTTCAGGTTCTGCGGGTTCATCCGCAACCTCAGGAACAAGTGGGTCAACTGGTTCAGCTGGTTCTAGTGGGGCTTCAGCTTCTTCAGGAACTTCAGCTTCTTCTGGTTCATCCGCAACTTCAGGTACAGTTGGTACATCAGGATTGTCTCAATTAAGTGGTTCTTCTGGTTCAGCGGGTACATCTGCGACTTCAGGAACATCAGGTTCTTCTGGTTCTTCAGGTAGTGCGGGTACTGATGGTGCGTCAGCATTAAGTAAATCTTCAGGTACATCTGGTTCAAGTGGATCTTCAGGTTCTACTGGTACAAATGGTACTTCAGGTTTAGCTGCAAATAGCGGTTCTTCTGCGACAAGCGGTAGTTCCGCAACAAGTGGTACAACAGGTACCTCTGGTAGTTCAGCGTTAAGCAGTTCTGCTGGTAGTTCAGGTTCTTCAGCAACGTCAGGAACCGCAGGTTCTTCAGGTTTAAGTGCATTATCAGCATCTTCTGGTACATCAGCATCTTCTGGTTCTACAGGTTCTAATGGTACTTCAGGTTTAGCCGCAAATAGTGGTTCATCCGCAACTTCAGGTAGTTCAGCTACCTCAGGAACCGCTGGTACATCAGGGTTGTCACAATTGAGTGGGTCAAGTGGATCCGCTGGTACATCAGCAACTTCAGGAACTTCTGGATCAAGCGGGTCTTCAGGATCGGCTGGTACTGATGGAGCATCCGCTTTAAGTAAATCAAGTGGTACCTCTGGTTCATCAGGATCAACTGGAACTGCGGGTACAAATGGTGCTTCTGCAAACTCTGGTAGTTCAGCAACATCAGGTTCTTCCGCTACTTCAGGTACAGCTGGTACAAGTGGTTTATCACAATTAAGCGGTAGTGCTGGATCCGCTGGTTCTTCAGCAACTAGTGGTACATCAGGATCTTCAGGATCTTCAGGTTCTGCTGGTACAAGTGGTCAATCAGCAAATAGTGGTTCTTCAGCAACTTCAGGTTCATCTGCAACTTCAGGAACAGTTGGTACATCAGGTTTATCAAGATTGTCTGGTTCTTCAGCAACAGCTGGAACGTCTGGTACTTCAGGTACGGATGGACAATCAGCTACATCAGATACTTCAGGAACGTCTGGTTCAAGCGGTTCAACTGGTACATCAGGTACAGATGGTCAATCGGCATTAAGTAAATCAAGTGGTACATCAGGTTCAAGTGGATCTTCAGGATCAGCTGGTACAAATGGTGCATCCGCAAATTCAGGGTCTTCAGCAACTTCTGGTTCATCCGCAACCTCAGGCACAGCTGGTACTTCTGGTTTGTCTCAATTGAGTGGTTCATCGGGTTCTGCTGGAACTTCAGCTACTTCAGGTACATCTGGATCAAGTGGATCTTCAGGTTCAGCTGGTACAGACGGTGCTTCTGCATTAAGTAAATCTTCAGGAACTTCTGGTTCTTCAGGATCAAGCGGATCAACTGGTACAAACGGTACTTCAGGTAATGCAGGTAATAGTGGTTTAAGCGCAACTTCAGGTTCTTCTGCAACAAGCGGTACAACTGGTACAAGCGGTACAAATGGTGCTTCAGCTAACTCTGGTTCATCTGGTACAAGCGCTTCTTCAGGTACAACTGGTACAACTGGAACTTCAGGTTCTTCAAATAATAGTGGTTCTGCTGGAACTTCAGGTTCTTCAGGATCAAGTGGTACAAGCGGTACTGTTGGTGCTTCTGCAAACTCTGGATCTTCAGGATCAAGTGGTTCTTCTGCAACTTCAGGTACAGCTGGTACAAATGGTTTATCTCAATTATCAGGTTCTTCAGGATCGGCTGGAACTTCAGCAACTTCTGGAACTTCAGGTAGTTCAGGTAGTTCAGGATCAGCAGGTACTGATGGGGCATCGGCATTGAGTAGATCTTCGGGTACATCAGGTTCTAGTGGGTCTACAGGTACAAACGGTACAAATGGTGCATCCGCAAATTCAGGTTCTTCAGCAACTTCTGGTAGTTCCGCAACAAGCGGTACCGCAGGTACATCAGGTTTGTCACAATTAAGCGGTTCTTCAGGGTCTGCTGGTTCTTCAGCTAGCTCAGGTACAACTGGTACTTCAGGTACCGCTGGTAACTCAGGTTTATCACAATTAAGCGGATCGAGTGCATCAAGCGGTTCTTCAGGAACAAACGGTACATCGGGTTTAAGTAGATCTTCAGGTTCATCGGGTACATCAGGTTCTTCTGGAACAAATGGTACGGACGGTGCGTCTGCTTTGAGTAGATCTTCGGGTACATCAGGTTCTAGTGGGTCTACAGGTACAAACGGTACAAATGGTGCAAGTGCAAATAGTGGTAGCTCAGGTTCTGCTGGGACTTCAGCTACATCAGGAACAGCTGGTACATCAGGTTTAAGTCAACTTTCGGGTTCTGCTGGTAGTTCGGGTTCTTCAGCAACTTCTGGAACATCAGGTAGTTCAGCGTTAAGCGGTTCAGCTGGTAGTGCAGGTTCTTCTGCAACCTCAGGAACTTCAGGGTCATCTGGTTTATCAGCGTCTTCAGGATCGGCTGGTACATCAGCATCTTCAGGTAGTACAGGAACAAACGGTACATCTGGTTTAAGCGCAAATAGTGGTTCTTCAGCAACATCAGGTAGCTCCGCTACTTCAGGAACCGCTGGTACAAACGGTTTATCTCAATTATCTGGATCTTCAGGTAGTGCGGGTACTTCGGCTACAAGTGGAACTTCAGGTTCTTCTGGTAGTTCAGGTTCTTCTGGTACAGATGGTGCTTCAGCATTAAGTAGAAGTTCTGGAACTTCAGGTTCTTCAGGTTCAACTGGTACAAACGGTACAAACGGTGCATCAGCAAACTCAGGTTCTTCAGCTACTTCTGGTAGTTCAGCAACTTCAGGTACAGCTGGTACAAGTGGTTTATCACAATTAAGTGGTAGTGCGGGTTCAGCTGGCTCTTCAGCAACATCTGGTACAAGTGGGTCTTCTGGTTCTGCTGGTACAAGTGGCCAATCAGCGAATAGTGGTAGCTCAGCTACTTCAGGTTCTTCAGCTACTTCAGGTACGGTTGGAACCTCAGGTTTAAGTAGATTATCAGGTTCTTCAGCAACGGCTGGTACATCAGGTACTTCAGGTACGGATGGTCAATCTGCTTTAAGTGATACTTCAGGTACATCTGGATCAAGTGGTTCAACTGGTACTTCAGGTACGGATGGCCAGTCTGGTTTAAGCAGAAGTTCTGGAACATCAGGTTCATCTGGATCGACTGGTTCAAACGGTACAAATGGTGCTTCAGCTAACTCAGGTAGTTCAGCTACAAGTGGTTCTTCAGCGACCTCAGGTACGGTCGGTACATCTGGATTATCTCAGTTAAGCGGTAGCTCAGGTTCAGCGGGAACATCAGCAACTTCAGGAACTTCTGGTTCTTCAGGATCAAGTGGTTCAGCTGGTACAGACGGTGCTTCTGCATTAAGTAAATCTTCGGGAACATCAGGTTCTTCAGGATCAAGCGGATCAACTGGTACAAATGGTACTTCAGGTTTAGCTGCAAATAGTGGTTCTTCAGGAACATCCGCATCAAGTGGTACATCAGGTACTACTGGTACAGTTGGTTCTTCAGCTTTAAGTAGTTCATCTGGTAGTTCAGGTTCTTCAGGGTCTAGTGCAACTTCAGGAACAGCTGGATCCTCAGGTTTAAGTGGTTCTGCTGGTTCTTCAGCAACTTCTGGAACATCAGGTTCAACTGGTTCTAATGGAACTTCGGGTGCGAGTGCAAATAGTGGTTCTTCAGCAACTTCTGGTTCATCTGCTACAAGTGGTACCGCTGGTACTTCAGGATTGGGTAGATTAAGTGGTTCTTCAGCAACAGCTGGTACATCAGGTACTTCAGGTACAGATGGTGTGTCTGCTACAAGTGATACTTCTGGAACAAGTGGTTCTTCAGGTTCTACAGGAACTTCTGGAACAGATGGTCAATCATCATTAAGTAGATCAAGTGGAACATCAGGTTCTTCAGGTTCTACGGGTACAAATGGTACTAATGGTGCGAGTGCGAATAGTGGTAGCTCCGCTACATCAGGTTCTTCAGCAACTTCTGGAACGGTTGGAACCTCAGGATTGTCTCAATTAAGCGGATCTTCAGGTAGTGCTGGATCAAGTGCAACTTCTGGAACATCTGGTTCTTCAGGATCATCAGCATCTTCAGGTAGCGCTGGTACAAGTGGTCAATCGGCAAATAGTGGTTCAAGCGGTACTTCAGCATCTTCAGGATCTACTGGTACAAATGGTACTGCGGGTCTTTCTGGTTTATCACAATTAAGTGGATCAAGCGCATCAAGTGGTTCTTCTGGAACAACTGGTACCGCTGGTACAAACGGTTTATCAAGACTGTCTGGTTCTTCAGCAACAGCTGGAACGTCTGGTACTTCAGGTACGGATGGTGTGTCTGCTACAAGTGATACTTCAGGTACATCGGGATCAGCTGGTTCAACTGGTACTTCAGGTACAGATGGTCAATCAGGTTTAAGTAGAAGCTCAGGTTCTTCAGGAACTTCAGGTTCGTCTGGGTCTACGGGTACAAATGGTACTTCAGGTAATGCTGGTAATAGTGGTTTAAGTTCAACCTCAGGTTCTTCGGCAACAAGTGGTACAACTGGAACAAATGGTACAAATGGTGCTTCTGCAAATGCGGGTTCATCAGGTTCTAGTGGTTCTTCAGCAACTTCAGGTACAGCTGGAACCTCAGGTTCTTCAAATAATAGTGGCTCAGCTGGAACTTCAGGTTCTAGTGGGTCTACAGGTACAAATGGTACAAATGGTGCATCTGCAAATGCGGGTTCATCAGGTACAAGTGCATCTTCTGGTACTACAGGTACAGCTGGTACAAATGGTTTATCTCAATTATCAGGTTCAAGTGGTTCTGCGGGTACATCTGCGACTTCAGGAACTTCAGGTAGTTCAGGTTCAGCGGCTACTTCAGGATTGAGTGCCAACTCGGGTTCTTCAGCAACTTCTGGTTCTTCAGGATCAACTGGTACAAACGGTACGAGTGGTCAATCAGCAAACAGTGGTTCTTCAGGGTCTGCTGGTTCTTCAGCCACCTCAGGAACAGTTGGTACATCAGGTTTATCAAGATTGTCTGGTTCTAGTGGTTCTTCAGCAACTTCAGGTACTTCTGGTTCAAGCGGTACAGCAGGTGCTTCAGGGTTGTCACAATTAAGTGGATCTTCTGCTTCTTCTGGTTCAAGTGGTACAAATGGTACTTCAGGTTTAAGTAGATCTTCAGGATCTTCAGGAACGTCTGGGTCTTCAGGAACAAATGGTACAGATGGTGCTTCAGCATTAAGTAGAAGTTCTGGAACTTCAGGTTCTTCAGGTTCAACTGGTACTGCTGGTACAATTGGTTCAAGTAATAATAGTGGCTCAGCTGGAACTTCAGGGTCTTCAGCAACTTCAGGTACGGTTGGTACTTCAGGTTTAGCTGCAAATAGTGGTTTAAGTGTAACTTCAGGAACTTCAGGAACTTCTGGTTCTAGTGGTTCTAAAGGTACTGACGGTACTGCGGGTGTATCAGGTGCTTCAGCATCCTCTGGAACTTCGGCTTCTTCTGCAACAAGCGGAACAGCTGGTACTTCAGGGTTGTCTCAATTAAGTGGTTCTTCAGGGTCTGCTGGTTCTTCAGCTAGCTCAGGTACAACTGGTACTTCAGGTACAGCTGGCGCTTCAGGGTTGTCACAATTAAGTGGCTCTTCTGCTTCTTCAGGTTCTTCAGGAACAAATGGTACATCAGGTTTAAGTAGATCTTCAGGTTCTTCAGGAACAAGT